CCGAAGGCCAGAGTAGTAGACTAGAACACATTAACGATAAGATTACAAGAATCTATGGCGATTTGACAGACGAAATGAGCATTGCTAATGTAGTAAATCAAGTTAAACCTGACGAGATTTATAATCTGGGAGCAATGAGTCATGTGCGTATCAGCTTTGATATGCCTGCATTTACTATTAAAACAAACAGTTTGGGTGTACTAAACATGTTAGAAGCGTACAGACAATTTTGTCCTGAAGCAAAATTTTATCAAGCCAGTTCCAGTGAAATGTTTGGAAACAGTATAGATTCTGATGGAGTACAGCGACTAACTACCCCCATGGTACCAGTCAGTCCATATGGATGCAGTAAAGTTATGGGATATAACTTAACTCGACATTACAGAGATGCCTATAAGCTACATGCCTGCAACGGAATTTTGTTTAATCACGAAAGTCCACGACGTGGAACTAACTTTGTAACTAACAAAGTTGTTAAAACAGCAGTGGAAATTAAACGAGGACTAACAGACAAACTAGAACTTGGCAACCTGGACAGTAGCAGAGATTGGGGGCACAGCTATGATTATGTTCGAGCCATGCATTTAATCATTAACAGTGACACACCTAAGGATTGGGTAGTGGCCACAGGAGAAAGTCATACTGTGCGTGACTTATGTAAATATGTATTTGATAGTTTAGACATGAACTACGAGGATTATGTAGTTCAAAATCAAAAATTTTTACGCCCTGAAGAATTAAAATTTCTTAAAGGTGACAGCGCACCTATTCGCAGTGAATTGGGATGGCAGCCAACCTATACTTTTGAAACTATGTTAGATGAAATGATTGCACACTGGATGAAAGAAATAAAATGAATAATCACATTTATGTAATGCCTGGCGGAGGCCCATTCAGTAGATTTTTACAATGCGGAGTTATTCCATTGGCAGACGTTGAGTTTGACAATGTATTCTTAACTTTAAGTCCTTTTGTAGAAGATACTAACAATGATGAGTATCTTGAAGAAGCTGTAGGGCATATTGTCAGAAATAGAACAGCTATGCAAAGTTATGGAATAGAACGGCCCTATGATCATATCATGGGATACGTACTAAATCAGACCACAGATAAGACCTATGAGTACAAAGGATTTTTGCCAATTGGCAAGATGTACACGAAAGACAATCCCATAGAAAACAGTAATAGATTGTCAGACTACAAGCGGGTGCTTAATAAGATTCATATCAATAATGAAATTACCACTAAAGTAGATAATTTATGTAAACTAGTTAATATTAATTCACGTACTTTGGGTGTTCACGTAAGAATGACCACTATGGCAGTTCATACTAACTATAATCCAATTACGCACGAAGATTATTGTCGAACTATTGACAATCAGCTAGCCACCGGTGACTGGGATGGGCTGTATGTGGCAACAGACAACGTTGAATCTTTAGTAAAGATGGAACAGCGATACGGAAATATAATTAGATACTATCCAAATTTATGGAGATTGCCCACAGAGCAGATTACCGAACGCTGGCAATGGTCTTGGGAATATGATACATTTTTTCATAAAAGATTTTGGCAAGAAAGTTTTATGGAGGCGATGACCCTGGCTCGTTGTGGTGGCATGGTATGCAGAGACAGTAACTTTAGTAATGCTGCTGTGGTGTTTAGTAATAGTTTAAAGAGGATAGTACGAGTTTAAAAATGAATCATGCATTTTTTGTTACCTCAAGTATCGAGTTAGATCCTGCTCGCAATTTTAAAGGGACAAGGAAACGCACAGTCTTTTCTACCAATGAAAGGCTGGTTCAAACAATTAAAACTATAACCAATCTCCAAGAAAAAGATCCGACAGCGCCTATTTACTTAATAGATTCGTCTGCAAGGGCATTTGAACAATTAAATTGTATAGGTGTAAAGAATCTTCATTATATTAAACTACAAGAACTAAATCCCGCAGTAGCAGACATAGTAAGAACTCATTCGTCGAAATCGTACTGTGAATGTTTAATGATATTGGAATTTTTTAAACATTACAAAAAAGAATTACAAAAATATAACTTTATAACAAAGATATGTGCTCGTTATACACTGTCGGATAATTACAGTATAGATCTGTTTACGCCTGAAAATATGGATAAGTTTTTTATGAAAAAAGAACTTATGTGGGACAATGAACATATTAATTTTTTAACAGAAGTGCAGTTACCTCGGGATTTATTAGTTGACAATAAACTTTATGGATTTTATACTGTAGCACATGCCATTGGCAATCAAAAAATTGATCAGTACGAAGCAATAATGGCAGCATCTGCACAAATGGCAGCAGAACACGGCAAGTATTATCATCAAGATGTTGAATATACATTGCATCTGTATTTGAGATTATTTGGACTTCTTAAAGATGTAATTATTGTGGATTGGACTGTGGATGGTCGCTGCGGTGTTACCGGAGATTGGGTGAGATATTAAATGCACACTATTAAACAAATAGGATATATGCCGGGGTACGGACTTGACAGTCTGCATCGTTTTACAAAACAATTTAATAAACGTATTTCGGTCAGCATTGACAATATTAATAGTTGTCCAGATGCGGATTTTAAAGTGTTAATGCAAAGTGAGCCTCCTAACCTTTATATAATGTTTTGCGGGTTAGTGCAACAAAATTATCAAAATTTTGATTTAATATTAACATATGATGATAGACTGTTGTCTTTGCCTAATGCAGTAGAATTTTGTCCTGTTGGATCTTGGATATCCGACAATTTAAAACTAGAAAAAAGAAATCAAATTAGTTATATGATGAGCAGTAAATTAAATGGCACTGCCTATCATATGAGATATATGATAATGCGTCGATTTGAAAAAATAAAATCTATAGGCGAGTTTGAGTTATTATGGCATCGTAGTCCTCCGCGGGTACCCAGTAAAGATCCATTTTTTGCAAATGCAAAATTTAACATTGCCTGCGAAAATCAAATTATGACAAACATGTTTACTGAAAAACTGTTGGACTGTTTTAAAACTTTAACAGTACCCATTTATTATGGATGCACAAATATTGAAAAATATTTCAATCCTAAAGGTATTATTCAATTTAACACAATAGAAGAACTCGAGAACATTTTCGAAAATTTAACACCTGACGTATACGACGAAATGCTGCCATATCTTCATGAAAATTTCGAAGCAGCCAAGCCCTATTGGGAAAAAACAATTTATCAAAGAATAGAAGATGAAATTGAAAAAGCGTTGAATAAACCGTCAATGTTTGAAGACGAAAATAATTTACTTTACACAGTTTTGCTTGAATAAGTACAATATATGAAAACTAATCTATTAATCACTGATAATTTCTATAGCGATCCAGATTCTGTCAGGAGTTTTGCACTACAACAAAAATTTGATGTCACCGGTAACTATCCCGGGGCAAGAACCAAAAGTTTTCTTACACCGGATCTCAAAGAAACTGTGCAGACAATAATTTGGAATGCAGGCGGTGAAGTGACTAATTGGTACGAAAAAGATGGGTATACTGGAGCATATCAACTTACCACAGCAGCAGATCGCAGCTGGATACACACGGACCACTTTAATAAATGGGCTGGAGTATTGTATCTAACACCCGATGCCCCAATAAGTAGTGGTACAGGTCTGTTCAGGTATAAAGAAAACGGTGCAACTACTGCTGCTGAAATGGGAGATAGGTCCTACGATGCACAAGACATGACTAAATGGGACTTATACGATATAATGGCCAACAAATATAATCGATTAGTCTTATACCGTGGCGATTTATTCCACAGTAGCTTAGATTATTTTGGCAGCAACCTACACGATGGTCGTTTATTTCAGCTGTTCTTTTTTGACACTGTTTATTAATTATGAAAACAAATTTAATTATTGTGGATAATTTTTATAGTAATCCCGACGGAGTGCGGTCTTTTGCACTCAGTCAAGAGTTTACTAAACAAGCTAATTTTCCGGGTCGCCGTACCAAATCATTTTTAAATCAAGGTACTAAAGATACTATACAAAATATCCTGCGTAACGCAGGCGGATTAGTCACAAACTGGAATGAGTCAGACGGATCCACTGGCAGCTTTGAAATGGCATTTGCACGAGATCGTAGTTGGATTCATACGGATCATTACAACACGTGGGCTGGGGTGTTATACTTAACACCTGATGCTCCATTAAGCGGAGGCACAGGTTTATACCGTTACAAAAAAACCGGCGCTTCGATAGCCAGCGAATTAGAAGAATATGAATCCCAAGATATGACCAAATGGGAATTATGTGATGTTGTAGCAAATCGGTATAATCGATTAGTTCTATATCGCAGTGAGCAGTTTCATAATAGCTTAGATTATTTTGGATCTGACATGGAAACTGGCAGATTATTTCAGCTTTTCTTTATAACAACAGAATTTTAAAAGGTATAACAATGATTTATAAGGTCCCTAACTTTCTCGACGCTGATGTACTAGCAGCACTTAGAAAAAAATTCGAAACATCTAGAGGGCAAGCTGTATTCGAAGTTAATCACATGGGTCGCTGGGGAAAAGGACTAGAAGCAGGATCTTATGCTCCTGTTTTAATATTGCCTATACCTGAATTCAGAGATTACCTCATTGAAAAATATCAAGCAATGGATCCGATATTTAACGAATATGCAAATCTAAATTGCTTTATGCATATTTGGTTGCCAGGAAGTCAAATCAATTTTCATCATGACGCCAGCGACGATAATCCCAGACTGAGCAGTACAATTTATATTAATGAAAGTTGGAACTGGAACTGGGGAGGTTTGTTTTTATATGATGATCCCGACACAGGACAAGGCTGGGTGTATCCGCATGAAAATTTAATGGTATGGTTTAAACCTCCTATTTTTCATGCAACTTCAATGGTAAGTTCTCAGGCTGAACACCCCAGACTCAGCATTCAATTATTCTTTAACAAATACTAATATGAATTTAGATCATTGGTTTCCCAGCGTTATTGGAAGGTCTGAGCACTTAGATTGGTTAGACCCGATGACTAGGGCCATGGATGATATCTTTAATAGCCCATCTACTAGACTAAACGAAGAATTTTATTATAACGGGCAAACAACTTACGGCACAAGAAATCTCACCACAGAACCGCAATTTGCAGCGTTTGTATCTTTTATACAGCAACAAGCCTGTAATTTTTTAGAATTACAAGGGTACGATTCTGCTAAAGTTCCGTGGAAACCATTTCTATTTGCTAACAGTTTCAAAGAAGGTAGTAATCATCCCAAGCATTTGCATAGCCAATGTACCATTAGCGGAATATATTATATAAAAACTCCGCCAGGCAGTAGCAATATTATTTTTTATCCTAATCAACCTTTTAAAGATTTTTTTGATTATATGTTTATGATTAAAGATCCCGCCAATTGGTATAGTTTAGCTAAAACAGAATACAAGCCTTACCCTGGATTATTATTAATGTGGCCAGCCTGGCTTTATCATGAAGTACCGCCCAATCACAGCACAGAACCAAGAACTAGCTTAGTTTTTAACCTGTGATTTTTTCGTGTAATTTAATTTTTTCTTTGATATTCTTAAATTTAAAAGTTCTGTGAACACCAGGATGCAACGGGGTAGGGTGTAAGTCTATGGGCACCCAACAGTATCCAATGTGTTCGTGATTCAATATGGGCACAAATTCTTCTTCCACTTTAAGAAGAAAAGTATGATATATAAATCTGTTATTGTTGCTAGTATATTTTTCGATGGGAATAATTTTAGCACCATCAATTTGACCGCCTAATTCTTCTTTAATTTCTCGCTCTAACCCTTGTAGTATTGTTTCATTTTGTTCTATTTTACCGCCCACTATTCCCCACGTATTAGGAAACTTTCCATCATTTCTTAATAAGAACAAATATCTGCGAGTTGATGTGCAATAAATTAATGCTCCACATCCTTCTTTTATATTGTTAGTTGCCATTTTCCTGCAGGATAAAACCCTTCATAACTCTTGGCCCAGCTCGATCCATTCCACTTATATTGAGTTCCGGTTGTTAAATTTGTCACGTATTCAGTTTGAGTTTCGTATCTACTAGAAAATACTACAGCCCAATGTTGTCCATTAAATTCTATAATGTCATTAGCATAAGCTTCTAATAGAGTATTGTCAATACCATACCAATTATATGCCGGTTGAGCCCCGGAAGCAGATACATAGTCATTGACTAATAAGTATCGAGTTCCAGTAGCTAAATCCTGTAAATTTTTATTTGGTCTAGCACTTTGCGGATCGATGATAGCATTTACTGGTTCTAATGTATTTACGGGAATAGTATCGATATCCGGAGTCCATAACAGTGCAGTGTCGTCAACAGGATTGTATGCTACTGTGCCGATAACTTCGTTACCGTCGTCGAGTTCTAATCTAATAGTGCTAGTACCATTTACTAAATTTCCATAAACATTAATCAGATCTCTCCATGGTTCAGACGGTCCTTCTTTACGAGTTGTGGCAGTAAACACAATTCTATCTCCGATATTTCCGGTAATTAAGTTACTGGCAGTCACAGTATCTCCATTAATGCCAATCACTATACAGTTCGGCACAGTTGTAATGGTCGGACTAGCATTACTAGTAATGCTTAGTCCGGATATAATCATATTATTTGAGATGCCGTCAGTGTCGGACAATATAACGTTGGTATTCGCCGTGACCGGTGCCAACAATTCTTTGACAACTTGAACGCCAAAGTCTTCTGTGACGTGCTGATCATATTTTACTAATCGAAGTTCGTTATCAAATAATATAACACCGTAAGTCAATGGTGTGAAATACTGCCGAGACAGTAATTTTTCATCGTCGTAGATAGCTTCGTTAATCCCGCCAGATCCGTCGAATATACTGGCAATAATTTTTTGCACTACTCCTAACTTCTTTACCAGTGCAGGAGCACTGATAAAAATAGGTAATTCAAAAGTCAGTGTTGCAACATCGATTGGCGTGTCAGTGCCTATAGGCACAGTTCTAGAACTCCAATTTACGTTGGTTAGTAAAACATAGGTAATACTAGTCCAATCGATATAATTGTCAGTGCTTTGAATTTCTAACGCAGGATTGAATAGGATAGTTAATTGTTCTAACAGTTGTAGTTTTTGTTCGGTGTTGCTAGTCCAAATATCCAAATTCAATGTAAGTTTATATGGTACAGGCATTAACCGTTCTACAGTAAACACATCACCCTGTGTGGTACTCATTTGACCGGTTGCAGGGTCAAAATACCTTTCTCGTAGATTTAATTTGCCTACGTAAGTGGGATTTTGCAGTCTTTCCCTGTCGTAAGTAAGTCCGCTGACATACACAGCCATGGCTGGAACAGCGTTTAAAACATTTTCGCTGTTCTGTTGAATAATGCTGGCAACTTGTCTACTGCTATCACCATATATTACAGGAACTCGTTGCAGTGCTATGACACTGTTACGGTCTTTGCCAAATTCAACTTGAAAGTTTGACACCATACGAATAAATTGTATGATGTATCTTCTTATTTGTTGATCGTAAAAAAAACTTTGTAAACTCATTGTTTCTTTCTTTCTATTAGATGCACATATTAATTGTCAGCTCGAGGAGTAAGTGCCTTGCTGAGACTTTGTCTGGTAGGCATTGTCTGACCTTCATTATTGACATAAGTGGAAGTATCGTTAACAAAGATACTACGCTGAGTTTTGTTGTCTGGGCCTGGGGTAAGATTGGTACGAACACCGTCTTCGATTTTAATCCATCTTGTGCCATTATAGCGGAACAAACGATTGGGAACATAATCTGTTCTTAGAACATAGTCTCCAATGGTTGGACTAGCTGGAAAACTTGTTCCGGCAGTAACAGGCCATCCATTGGGGGGTATATCGTCGCCTCCAAGATATGCGGGCACATTAGAGTCTGGCGTAGTCGGTTGGGTATTTGTAAAATCCAAGGTTGAATCTACAAATAAATTTGTTAAATCCACTGTTTGTCCAGTTGGGTCACCTGGACTACCGTCAGGGTTTACGGGTTCGATGTACAAATCATTAATGTCAGTGCCACTCTTTGGCACATTAATTTCCGCTTGCTGGATAATTGCGTCATTAATGGATATAAGTTTATCTAAAGTACTCACGTAGTTTCCTATAGGAGTATTATTGGCACTGTTTGGAACAAGCTGGTTAATGATGTCTTTATATTCTTGACTGTCTACTAGCGGGGTAAGTTTTACACGCCACAAATGCGGCCACCAAGTTTGACTAAATCCTTCTGCTGCAAAACTGGCATCTTGCACAACATAATACCTTTTTAACACTGCGGGTATATCTTCATTTAGCGGGTAATAATCTTTTTTATGCTGTAGTTCTAATACATCACCACTCATAATCTTACGACCCAGAGATGCTACGGTGTCATTGAGATGAAATGTCATATAAACAGTGTCTGCACTTAGGAAGATACCAAATTGTTTTAAATCAAAATCGTTATCATTAACAGTATAAATGCCCCGAAGAGTATAGACGGAAGTATCATATTTTCGGTCTCTATTTTCTAAAAATAATAAATCCTGGATATTTAAAGCACTTTGATTTTGATAAACGGGTTGAGTAGCATCTTTCCAGTATATATTAAGTGGTTGTCCGGATGTTATGGCAGAAATAACATTAGCACTTATAGTAACAGTGTTGATAGTTACATTTGTTCCTGTTATAATTGTATTTGCTGCGATACCTATACCACTTACAGTCTGACCAACTTCAAATGGTGCCACATTTCCAAAATATAATGTTCTGCCAGAAGAAGTTGTATTTGCAGTAGGATACGCATTTGCTTGCACATTAGTACCGATATATTTGTGCAACAGCACACCCGTACCACCAATGGTAAATTCTTCTGATATTCTTTTATCAAAAAATTTGTAATCGTTTGTGTGGTTGTCGCGCCACATGCTAAGTCTGGGCATTTTTGATTCCGTTTATTGTATATTTATGGTTATGTTGACATAAAAAACCGTTTCTGCTATAATAACAAAATGGACTATCAACATTTGGATCTAATAAATCGAATTGTCGACTGTGACAAATTAGTCCGCGCTTACCCTTTTGGACAGACAAAACGAGATCTTACTAAAATGTATACTAATGTTATGTCTTTAAATAATGAAAGAGACAAAGCCTTAGTGGAATGTCGTCGATTGGGCAAAATCACTGTCGAATACAAAAAGAAACAGGCCGAATTAGAACTGGCCTTGGGAAATTTAGAAAGCTATATAACTATGGCAATTTTAATTAAACCGGAGTAAAAAATGGCAATTGTTGCTGGAATTAAGATTAAAAATAAAGAAACTAAAATTCGAAATCCTCTGTTTGCGGATGAAAAATATACAGGCAGTGAGCCACAGTGGCCCGAAGAATCTGTGGACTGGTCTGATGATCAATTTGACAGCTTGCTTCGTCGTAGTTTCTACTACTATAACTATTATTATAATCAAAAAGATTGTAAAAAATATGTGATAGAATGGATGAAAACTACTGCAACTTGGAATAAAGAACAGATTAAAGCATTTGAACGCAGCTCGGACCGAAGTATTCCGATGACAGCCTGTAGTCTTATTATGGCTCGGCGAGCCGGAATGACCCTAAGAACTCGCCACACGGAATTCCTAATTAAAACGATAGACAGTGCAATCGAGCAAGCAGAACCCGAAACACCAGTGGAAACTAGTTCGAAAACCATCGAAGTCTACAAGCCTACAATCCAAGACCGACTGTCAGAAAAAACCAGTGAACTGATTGGTGAATTGGAAGGTCTATACGACGACATAGACAATACCACTGTAAAGTTCTATAACTGGTTCACAGACAACAACGTAGTACAAAGTCAGCTTTCAAAATACGAAAACGTATATCAAAAAAGAAAAGCCGAACTAGAAGAAGCTCAACTCAAAACAGATCCTCAGCTAAAAGAAGGCTACAGGCATTACAAAGCAGCAGATTTTAAGAAACATATTAAATGGATAGACGATTTGCTGGCAGCAATTGAACAATATCGCGACGTCAAGAAAGCTACTAAAAAAGCAAGGGTTAAAAAAGCTCCTAGTAAAGAAAAGCTGGTATCCAAACTTAAATACGCCAAAGAGGATAAAGCATTGAAAATTGTTTCTATTAATCCTGCAGACATTATTGGATCTCAGGAGTTGTGGATTTATAACACTAAAACTCGAAAATTGGGCAAATACATTGCTGCCACTTATAAACAGCTTACTATCAAAGGAACTTCAATTGATGGATTTGATGTTGATAAGAGTGTCTGCAAGACTTTGCGTAAACCCGATGAAAAACTCAAAGAGTTTGCAAAATCGGGAAAAATTCAGTTGCGTAAGTTCTTGGACGATATCAAAGCCACAGAAACCAAACTTAATGGGCGTATCAGTGCAGATATTGTGCTATTAAAAACAGCATAACGATTAACTCCCCAAACCGTGGTCCTGTTAGCTAAATATTGCTAACAGGACTTTTTTATGACAGAAGTTGTAATACAACCCAATTTACGAAACGATCAAAGCCTTAGGGCTAAGAGTCTCGACGGCCCAGGTTTTATTAGCCAAGAAAGTGCAATAGCGGCCAACGAACAAATTCAAACTCTTAATCAGCTTCGCAATGAAATGACTGATTACATTAGGCTCCGGCTAGGTGATCAGATTGTGGATGTTGAATTAGACAAAGAGCACTATGATCTTGCTATAAAACAAGCATTAACAAAATACAGACAAAAAGCATCAAATGCTGTAGAAGAAAGTTATGCATTTCTGGACTTATTGCCCAATGTGCAAGAATACATTTTGCCAAATAATATAATGGAAGTGCGACAGATTTTTAGACGAGGCATTGGTAGTACCACAGGAACCACAGCCAGTCAATTTGAACCATTTGCATCGGGATACTTGAACACTTATATGTTAGTCGCTGGTAGGGTGGGTGGATTAACAAACTACGAATTATTTGCTCAATATCAGGAATTGGCCATGATGATGTTCGGTGGCTACATTAATTATACATGGAACCGTGTAACTAAAAAACTTACTCTTGTGAGAAAAATTCCCTACGATGATGGTGTAGTAGTATCTCCGACTTCTATTACCGCAGCAAATACAGTAGTGAACAGTGTCATTACCATTGTCCTGCCAGCTCCGCAAACAAAATTAAAAGTTAATAGCAGCATATACATACAAAATTGTTCTGTGCAAGGGTACAGCACACAATATAGAATACAAACTATCGATGCTACTAGTACCGTGATTACGGTATTAGCTAATCAGACTCTTGGTGCAGCCAGTGTAACTGGCACTGCTTTGCAAAGAACACAGATTTCTTTTCAAACATATCAGGATGAAACCAATGACTATCAGCCCGAAAGTGTGTTGCTTTGGATATACAACTACAAGCCAGACAGTATGTTGCTCAGTGACCCACAAGTTTATCCTTGGCTTCAAGAGTATGCTTTGGCATTTTCCAAAAGCATATTAGGACAAGCACGTGGTAAATTCAGTACTATTGCTGGACCGCAAGGTGGTGGCCAATTAAATGGGGCCGCTCTGTTGGCAGAAGCTCAGCTCGAAATGGAACAACTCGAAAAAGATTTAGCCAATTACGTTGATGGATCACAACCGTTGACATGGGTCATTGGATAATGTAAAATAGCAACTCCTTAGGAGTTTCTATGATTATTGGTATTTGCGGTCTTATTGGCGCAGGCAAAGACACTGCCGCTGATTATTTGGTCAACTTTCACGAATTTCGCAGGGATAGCTTTGCAGCCACTCTTAAAGATGCAGTTGCGTCTGTGTTTGGTTGGGATAGGGAACTGTTGGAAGGTCGAACAAAAACAGCAAGGGAATGGCGTGAACAAATCGATACATGGTGGGCTGCTCGTTTAAATATGCCAAATTTAACTCCTAGACTTGCACTCCAGTTATGGGGCACAGAAGTTTGTCGCAGAGGCTTTCACGATGAAATTTGGATCGCCAGCGTGGAAAATAAAATTCGCCAAAGTAAAGACAATATTGTTATCAGTGATTGTCGTTTTCCTAATGAAATAGCCAGTATTCGTAGAGCAGGGGGTCGAGTGATTAGAATTACCAGAGGACAAAATCCAGACTGGTTTGCAGTTGCTAGACGTAATCCAGAATTAATGCCAATACAACATCCTGAAGTCCATGCCAGTGAATATAGTTGGGCTGCTACTGATTTTGATTTTGTTATTGACAATAATGGGTCGATTGAAGACCTGTATGCTCAGCTTAAAAATCTGGTATAATTGGACTTTCGCGCCAAGGTACTTTGGATACAGATACTTCTATTCTACAATTTAAGCAGACCGTTTTTAAATTGATACTGTCTGTGTTTCTTAAATTGCCGTCTAAATGAAAAACCGTTAATTGTTTTTCTGGAAACTTTGCACGATACCCGCATTTTTCACACTGTGGTTTTTTTCTATAACCAGACTTAAACCATGAAGGCGGCACAGGCTTTAATTTTTTTCCTTTTCGAGAACAGCTATTACAAACTTTTCTGTATCGAGTTTTTCCGTTGCTGGTATAATTGATAGCAACAGGATTTTGATGGCATAAAAGACAAGTTGGGCGCATTGTAAAGATACTTAGTCTTTCGAAAGGCACACCAAACTGCCTATATTTTTCATGTTTCGATAAATATCTTTAACAGTTTAATGAGGACATGAAACATGGCATTAGTTTCTCCAGGCGTACAAGTAACAGTTATAGATGAAAGCAATTATGCACCAGCGGCGCTGGGATCTGTAGCTTACATTTTGTTGGCAACCGCCGAAAATAAAGTTGCACCAGGCGGAACTGCAATTGCAGCAGGCACGTTAGCAGAAAATGCAGGCAAAGTATACACAATTACTAGCCAGCGTGATTTGGTTACTACTTTTGGTACACCAATTTTCAAAACTACTGCAGGTGGTGCACCTATCAACGGCGACGAGCAAAACGAATATGGATTGTTGGCTGCATATAGTGCGCTAGGTGTTAGTAATACAATTTATATTCAACGAGCTGACGTTGACTTAGGTGCTCTCAATGGTACAACTACTCGTCCATTGTCTAATCCATCAGCAGGTAATTTATGGCTAGATGTTAGTAATAGTAACTGGGGTATTTTTGAGTGGAATGCAAGTACAAACTCATTCACACAAAAAGCAACATCTGTCATTACTTCTACAGAATATCTTGCTAGCGATAATTTTACACCTAACGCCACAGTTGGCACAGTGGGCGATTATATCGTTAACGCATATAATTCAGAAAATCCAGTTTTCTACAAACGCTATGATAACACTTGGCAACAAGTTGGTAATATCGGATGGCAAACTGGTATACCAACAGTTACCGGAACACAAACAAATCCAGTAGTAGCAAGTCTAAGTTATATTTTGATTAACGGAACAAATGTATCAATTACTGGTGGATCTAACGTTACGACCGTAGCAGCACAGATTAATTCTGCAGGTATTACAGGTATCCTTGCCCGTACTTCGAATGGTCAATTGATAATTACAGCAAACGCATCTGCAACAAGCGCGGCTGCAAATATTCAGAATGGTGGCGGTAATGCTATTACGACATTGGGTATTACAGCAGGTACATACCCAGCAGCTACAACTAGTATTGCTCCATATTTTAGTGTTCCTTTATGGCAAAGCAATGCTGCCCCTACCGGAAGTGTATGGCAAAAAGCCAGCGCACTTGGTAATGGCGAAAACATGGTTGTTAAAGAGTTTAACACTTCGACACTAACTTGGAACTCGTTGACAGTTAACAGCTATGCAAATGTATTCGCAGCAACGTTTGGATTAGACCCCACTGGTGGCGGTTCTAATATTGTTGAAGGTGCTGCTTTTAATCAATATAACCCCAACGAAAATGGTACATTAGCAAATCAAATTTGGTATCGTAAAAATACTGGAGCAACAATTTTAACAGGAAATACTACCTCTCCAGTAGCACCTGGTGTTGGCGCAACGTTCTCGATTCAAACAAGAGCAAATGCTAGTTTAGCTAATGTAACCACTGTTTCTGTAACAGTAACTACAGGAACTATCAACGGATTAATTCAAGCCATTGCTAGTGCATGTGGCGCTGCAGGAGTCACAGATATTGTGGGCGGCGTAGATTCGACGGGCGCATTTACTATTACACACCAAAAAGGTGGAGACGTGATTCTGACAGACGGAACTCAAACTCCGTTGTCTAATGTTGCACTAATTGCAGGGGCAACTAATGTTTATGCTTCTCCAGCTAACGCCAGTGTGTTAATAGGCACAAATTGGCAGCCGTTGAGTAATGCAAACACTTACGACAAACCTTATACTGCTTCGACTACACAGCCATATGATGCTCCAGCCAGTGGAACATTATGGTATTACAATACACCGAGTCGTGTAGATATTATGGTAAGTAATGGAAGTGCTTGGTTGGGATATCAGAATTTAAGTAGTGATATTCGTGGTTATAACCTAACACAAACAAATCCAAATGGTCCGATTATTTCTACAACGGAACCCGCAAAACAAGATGACAGTACACCGTTGGTGTTAGGTGATTTATGGTTAGACTCCAGCGATTTAGAGAATTATCCAAAACTATACAGATATCAAAATGTGTCTGGTATTAATCAATGGGTGTTGATTGACAACACCGATAGTGTAAGTCAGAATGGTATTCTTTTTGCAGATGCTCGTTGGGCTCCAGATGGTGCTGTTAACACAACTGATCCAGCAACAGACGCTATTCCAACTATCAAGTCGTTGCTAACCAGCAATCACACTGATTTAGATGCACCAGATCCAGCACTGTATCCTAGAGGCACATTGCTATGGAACACCCGTGCAAGCGGATATAACGTTAAGGAATACAGACCTAACTACTTTAGTCAGCAAGCATATCCACTAGATCCTGCTCAAACAGAAACAGGTGCATGGGTCACTGTAAGCGGATTTGATGTTACCGGAGTGCCAAATTTTGGTCGTAAAGCTCCACGTGGTGTGGTTGTTGCTGCATTAAAATCTAGCATCGACAGCAGTACAGAATTGAGAGAAGACGCCAATCAGTTTAACTTAATCAGCTGCCCTGGGTATCCAGAACTTATCCCTAATATGATTTCTTTGAATGAAGATCGTGACAATACAGCATTCATCATTGGTGATTCACCATTAAGGTTGCAGGCTACTGGAACATCAATTCAATCATGGGCAACAAATACCAGTGATGTAACTAGTACTGGCGAATACGGTTTAAATACCGTGAATCCGTATGTAGGTATATACTATCCACAAGGACAAACAAATGATCTGAGCGGAACAGCAGTGGTTGTGCCATCAAGTCATGCAGTAATTCGTGCAATGATTAAGAGTGATAATAATAGCTATCCTTGGTTAGCCCCAGCTGGAACACGCCGCGGCCTAATTGACAATTTAAATGCAATTGGCTATATCGATCAAAACAGCGGAAGATTTATTAGTATTGGTGTAACACAAGGTCTTCGGGATGTTATGTACAGTAATAAAATTAATCCATTGACCTTCTTACCAGGTAATGGGCTATTAATTTACGGACAAAAGACATTAAGTTCAACTCCCAGTGCCTTAGACCGCATTAATGTTGCTAGATTAGTTAACTATCTAAGACAACAATTGAATGTTATTGCAAGACCATTTATATTTGAACCAAATGACCCAATCACTCGCAACGGTATTTTAACAGTTGTAAATAGCTTGTTGAATGACCTTGTGGCAAAACGTGGTATTACAGACTATCTAGCAGTTTGTGATTCATCAAATAACACACCAGAACGTATTGCTAGAAATGAACTATATGTCGATGTTGCGATTCAGCCAACAAAAGACGTTGAGTTTATTTACATACCAATAAGGTTGAAGAACCCTGGTGAAATCCAAGCTGGCAATTTAGCATCAGCTTCAGCCGTAGGAACAGGAGCATAATATGGCAGTTTCATCGTTAACAAGATTTACAGTCCCTTTAGGTGGTAACCAAAGTGCTACCACTCAAGGTCTTTTAATGCCAAAATTAAAGTTTCGTTATCGCGTAACTTTTGATAAATTTGGTGTAAGCAACCCTAAGACAGAAATGACCAAGCAAGTGATGTCATTTGCTCGACCTCAGGTCACATTCGATCCAGTGGAAATTCCTATATATAACAGTCGTGTATATATTGCAGGTAGACCAACTTGGAATGCTGTGGCAACCACACTCAGAGATGATGCGGGCGGCAATGTAAGTAGACTAGTGGGTGAGCAGTTACAAAAGCAATACGATTTTATGGAACAAGCTAGTGCAAGTTCTGGAGTCGATTATAAGTTTGTAACTACCATAGAAATGTTAGACGGTGCTAACGGAACAGTTGAACCAACAGTACTAGAAGCATGGCAATTATATGGTTGCTTCTTAACAGATGTAAATTATAATGATTTAGATTATGGTAGCAACGATCCAGTGACTATTACGATGAGTATTCGTTATGATAACGCTATTCAAACAACTGGTGCAGGCGTTGGCTCTCCAGGCATTACACAGTTTAATACAGCAGCTATTACAGGCTAATATTTTAAACATTTATCTAAAGCCCACTTCAGTGGGCTTTTTTATTTGATAAATATTTTTATGGCCTCATTATATAATGCTGATCTAAAACCCATTCAGGCAGGGCAATCTACGCATCCGTATGATCATGCCACACGATTATTTTTAGCAGATAATTTTAGACTAGCACCTAAACAAAGTTTTCTTTACTATGTAGTAATTAATTTAGATCCAAGTCAGACTCAATTGGGCGGCGGCTTTTTAGGCACTGCATTAAGCTTTGCAGATAGATATCAAAGTTTAGAAACTGGAATGCTGGTAAAAAGTGTAGAATTACCCAAATTTAGCATAGACACTAAAACATTGAATGCCTACAATAGAAAAAATATTATACAAACTAACATTCGTTACGAGCCTGTTGACATTAAATTTCACGACGATGCAGCAGACGTGATTACAAATTTTTGGAATGATTATTATACTTACTATTATAGAGACAGTGATTATTCCACTACAGCATACGGGCAAGCATACAAGTATCAACAAAGAAATAAAATAGGGTGGGGATTTACTCCACGTAATAGTGGAATATCGAATTTTTTAAGTAGTATTAGAATTTTTAGTTTACACAATAAAAGATTCACGGAATACTATTTGGCTAATCCGATCATTACTAGCTGGAAACACGGAGAACACAAAGCTTCGGGTGATAATGAGACGTTAGAAAACAGCATGACAGTGGCATATGAAACTGTAAAATATTTCACAGGTTATGTAAATCCGGTAAGTGTAGACGGATTTAGTTTATTACATTATGATAATACCAACAGTCCAATTTCAACCAGTGTTACTAACATATACAGCGATGCAGGGATTTTGGGTGCAATCGATAGTGCTCCAAAAGATTTAAGAAAACCCGATGGTACTGACGGATCTGGCGGACCTGTGTCTAGTTTGTTATCAATGTATCGTTTATACAACAACGTTAAAAATGTTAATTTAAATAATGTTGTTGGATCAGTGGTGGGTAACTACGGTGTTTCTGTAATAAACAATGTGTTAAATGGTAGTAGTAATCCATTTAATTTTCCTATCACCCCCGGAGAGTCAACGCAGACAAGCTTTAATAATATTATTGGCAGCAGCGGCTATAGTGTAGGACTACCTGGCCAGGGAGTGTCTATTGGTGGCACCCTTGCTGGCATTGCTGTTGGGGCGGGACTAAATACAACAAATATAGTGTTAGGCACTGTTGCTTCTGCAGTTGATAGGGGTATAAACACAATAGCTGAAAATATAACAGCAGGTAGTACCGCAGTATTTGATAATGTGAACAATAACGGAAGCATTCAAGTAAATCCTTCGAGTCTTCAGCCGGTGACCGGATCCACTACGGCTGCGATAGTCGATTCAACAGGAAAAGTTGTGGCACAAGTCCAAACTAGTACCACTGCCACTGGCGCATATAATCCTAACAACTTAACAGAAAATCTTCTTTACGGGCAACGAGTAACAGATCCCAGTGGGCAAGAATATATCAGTAATACATATCGAGACGGTACACAAATTAAGTATGATGCGGTCACCGGCAACACATTACAATTTATACCAGGTGCCGCAACTGCTTCAGTTATCGGTGCCCCTATTCAATTTGGTCCAGTGACCCAAGACGCACGAACGTTGGCTGTACAAGGTGTATCGTTGCCAGCTAATAGAGTGCAGTACCAGACTGATCCTCAAACAGGATTAATATACACCGTCGGGGGAACTACTAGCGCAGTGATTACTAACACTATTGCAGGAGCTACGGGTGCAGTGTCAGGTCTATATGCCGGTCAAGCAATTAATCAAGCACTGAGCAGCACATTCCTGGGTAAATCTCTTATTGGTAGAACTATTGCTACATCATTGTCTGCTGTTACAGGAGCTGCAATAGGCAGAGCTGTTAATAATGGTCTTCAGCCAATTATTAACAAAGCATCGGGTGCAGTTGTACAAGCTTGGGATGACAGTGCCGATAAAGTTAAAAATGTGGTTTCTTCATGGACTGGAACTGGCGGATATAATCCTGCTACCCCCAGGGATAACCAAGTAAGCAGTACTCCCAATCCAGCTGGCGGATCTACAACTATATACAAAAATGGCGATATAGTATTCGAAGATCCTAATGGTGTAGTAACTTTCACTCCAGGAAAAAACGATACCGGATTGCTAAGTTTCTTTAATAGAGCGCCTGGTGTAAATGCAGATTCTGCTGTAGCAGGACCTCCATACGGGTCAATATGGACTGATTCGCAGGGTAATCCGATATTGTCGGGTGGTGGTGAGGTATCACAAAATAACACCAATGTCAATCAAATTCCTATATCAATAATTTCAGACGATACTTCTTCTGCAAATCAATATTTGGCGTTGGCACCTGATGATAGTTTTTATAGTTCACCTGAAGCATACCCTAGTTCATACAATAACGGAATCATTGTTGCAGGGATCAGGGACGACAGCTTTTTAGGATAATTAAATATGCAAGAACAACCGTATAATCCGGTTCAACCTACTAATATAGGATCCAGCGGGACAAATAAAACAACAAAATATTTTAACAATTATTTTGCTGGCACAGTTGATATTGATCAAAATATCAACGATTCAATACTAAGTTATTTTGAACAACAAACAGGGAATATAGAAACTGCAAGATTATTGGTTCTTGCAGTAATTGAAACTGCAAAAGCTCAACGAGAAGATCCCATAGATGTTTTAAATCAATTTCAAAAAATGCCCGAAGGAGATTTAAACGCATTCATGGCACTGTACTTAAACACTTCGAGAGTTAACACTAGCTTTCTGGGAATAAAGACAAGTCCCAAGGCCAATCAATATGTTACAAGAACTATAATAGCATGAGCAAATATAGTCAAGGTAAGTACACAATAAAAAATCCTGAAAAATATATAGGCAAACGAGATCCAACTTATAGATCTAGTTGGGAATTTGCTTTCATGAATTTTTGTGATAATAATCCTGCGGTATTACAATGGGCCAGTGAAGCAATTCATGTAAATTACAGAAACCCTTTTACAAATAAAAATACAATTTATGTGCCTGATTTTTTAATCATTTATGTTGACAAAAACGGAAAACGTCACGGTGAAGTAATTGAAGTAAAGCCCACAAAAGAAACTACCATGGAAGCAGCTAAAAGTGTAAGAGACAAAGCAGCAGTCGCTCTTAACATGTACAAATGGGAAGCTGCAAGAAAATTTTGTGCAGCACAAGGTCTCACTTTCAGAGTTGTCAACGAAACTGATATTTTTGCTGGTACCAAAAAACGGTAATTTGTATAAAGTCAGAATTAAAGCGCGGGGAGTTAAATCCATTTTATGGAAAAACTCATACTATGGAATCCAGAAGTAAGATGGGGCTTGTATTAAAAGGAGTATCCAAACCTAAATATACTTGTGACATATGTGGAAAAACTGTCGGCGGATTAAACAATTTTCTGCGCTGGCACAAAAATCGATGTAAGCCAAATTAAAGATCTATAAATACCATATGACGAAAAAATTGGAATCTCTTTTTAATTTGCCCCCTGCAGAAGATGTGGCTGAAGATAATCAAGATCCTCAAACTCTAGTGGAACAACAGCAAATATTCGACAAGGTAAATCTCACTATAGACAAAATAGATAGCGCATTACCCTTTGTTACTGGGTTAGATAAAAGTGACGAAGAGTTAGATGATTTGGCAAATATGGCAAAAAATAGTGCAAAAGATTTACTCGATCTGGGAATGAACATGGAAGCAAGATTCAGTGGACAAGTATTTCAAACAGCCGGAGTACTGTTGGGTCATGCAATAACAGCCAAACAAGCTAAGTTAGATAAAAAACTAAGAATGGTAGATCTACAGTTAAAGAAAATGAGATTAGATCATCAACTTAAACAAGACGGCGCTGGTGTAGGTAATGATGCTATCGACGGGCAAGGGGTAGTGTTAGATAGAAATGCGCTATTGGCACAAATACTAAACAAACCCAAGCAATAATTACTGAATTTTAATAAATATCGTATATTAGGAATGAATATGAAACCATTTAAAGCCTATCTAACTGAAAGTCATAGAACATATGATTTTAGAATTAGATTAGCCTGCGAGCTACCAGACGATCTGATCTCTAAAATTAAAACTGTTTTAGAAGCTTACAAATTAGATTCTATTAGTAAGCCAAAGAGATTACCTATACAAGAAACTCCAGAATTTCCTAACATGGGACCTGTTGAAGTTAGCGTCATGGAAATTTCTTTGAACTACCCATGCAACGACGAACAAGTTAGAACATTGATTGCAGAACGAGCAGGAATTAATCTAGCTTGCATTAAAGTTAATCCCACAAATAGCCCGTATGAAGCAGCATTACAGGGATTAGAACAGAGCAATAAATCTTCACAGCCAGGTGAATCAGTGCTATTACAGCCTGACATGGTAGCTGAAAAAGTAGAGTCAGATTTGGTAGGAAATGCAAGAATTCCCAATTTAATCAAAGAATTAGAAGAAACTCGCAAGTATGAGTACCCCGAAGTTGCTGGTGGTAAATCGCCCGCAGCAAAAACAACAAACGAGTTGCCGCAAGGAAGCGCAAGTCCAATCGGCACACATAAAAACAAAATAATTAACCCACGTGGTATGAAGGCAGGAAACGGAAAATGAGCGATAACATTTATAATATTCTAAATAATTTTAATAAAGTAGCTCAGGAGCCTCAAAAGCCTGCTACACAATCACAACCTAAAGCTAAAACGCAGCTTCAAGAAAGCATGGATCACGTGCTAGCAGAGAAGTATATGGGATTTAAAAAGGCCGCCAGTGCTGATAAAAAATCAGGCGAAGGCGACTCATTACGTATTGGTTCAAACCTTCCACAAAGCGACACTGAAACATTTGGAATTGAACCAGGTAGAGGTTACAAGGTTAACACCCCCAAGGACTGGAAGCCCGGTGACAGACCACGTGCTATACAGCAACTTATTCCTACGCAAGATAAAAAAGACCACATTCGTAGCCGTTTAGGCAAACACAAAGCTCCAGTACTGCCAGAAGGTGAAGTTGAAGAAAGCGGATTACAAGCATACTTAGGCAATAAGAAGTATGGTAAAGACGGCATGGATGCGTTACGCAAAGCAGGCCGTGATGGCGCCAGTAAAGAAAAAATGGCTAAAATCCGTGCCAAACACGACAAGATGGACGAAGCTGCTAAACCAGATTATATTGATTTAGACAAAGATGGCAATAAAGCTGAGCCTATGAAAAAAGCTGCCAAAGATGCTAAGTCTAAAAAAGTACAAGAAGTTGCACCTCCAGGAGCCAAAGCAGAACGCATGGTCAAGCATATCAAGAAGGGATATGCCAAAGACGGAAAAGTGACGCCCAAAGAGAAATCTATTGCTTATGCCACAGCATGGAAAGCACACAATAAAGGTAAAGTAGAAGAAGCAATTAGAGCCATGTATGAAGCTGGATTTAGTAAAGAGCAGATCATCGAAGGGTGGGATGACATGATGAAGGCTGTTGAAAAACGAAGTAAAGATAAAGGCACTGGAAAATTTGACAAGAAACAAATTTCCACAGGCACTGTTTATACTCGTAAATATGATCCAAAAACTGGCGAAACCGATGACAGTGAAAATGTAACAGCAGTTAAACGTGGTCGTGGACGTCCTAAAAAGTCTACGTTTGAAAGTTCTACTACTGCCAATAAAATGATTGCTGAACATTTCAGAGAACTGATAGAAGGCAGTATTCAAGGTGGAGTCTGGACATCTAATCCTCCAAAGAAAGGACAGCCCGATGTACCAGTTCCACAAAATCCAGATGGGGGAAGTGTAAATCCTGCACCAAAACCTAAAGCGACTCAGAGCCCGCAAAAACCACAACCTACTCCACCGATGGGATCTATTAAAGGTGGAGTATGGACAGCCGAGCCACCGAAGCCAGGCGAAAAAGGTGTGCCAGTCCCAGTGCCGGTCGACGAAAATCGACCACCTGAATTCGACATGGGCGCAGGTAAACCTGCTGTTAAAATGCCTAGAACTAGAACATATGAACCAGAACCTGAATTCAGTATGGGCGCAGGTAAACCAGCACCAACAGCTCCACCGTCTGCAGCTAATATGATAGGACAGGCCATTGGCGGCACCGCAGGTATGATCTCTGCCGCACCTAGGGCAATGGCAAGTCTATCTTTTTCTCCGCCTAATTCTTCAAATAAAGAAAAACAATCAGGCGGAGATTCACAAAGTTTTAAAGGGGGTATTAAAAAGGGATGGGATGACACTAACCCAGTAGAATTGTTTAAACGGATGAATGCTACTAACGAAGACCAGCCCAACAAAACTGACTCAGCTGACATGGAAGAAGGCAATGAATTTAGTGGTGCTTTAGATGCTGCCAGAGATGCAGGCGAAAAGACATTTAAAGTAAATGGCAAAACTTATCCTGTCAAAGAAGGCCAAGAACTATTACAAATGCTTCGCATTGCTGGTATCAAAGTAATGGAAGATACAAAAGTTGACGAAGACGACATGGAAGAAGGCAACGAATTTTCTGGTGAGTTAGCAAAAGCAAAAGCAGCGGGCGCCAAAGAATTTAAAGTAGACGGTAAAACTTATCCTGTCAAAGAAGATGCTCAACTCGATGAATGCGGTATGAGCTCAATGGGTAACGGTATGATGGGACAAGATGAACAAGAAGGCAAAATGAATATTAATACTAGTATGGACAGTGATGGACATAAAAGTGTTACCGTTAGCGCCGACGGCAATGCTGCTCTTGAACTAATGCAAATGCTAAAGCTAGCAGGCATGGGCGGCAGCGAAATGTCTCGGGAACAGCCACAGGGTGTTATGGTTGTTAGTACAGGAGATGACGAAGAAGAATTAAGTGAAAGAATGCCTTTACCTAATCTAGGACCTGATGGACAGCCCGATCCAGCCGATATGCAAAAATTGCAACAAGCAAGAGCCAGCCGCGAGCAAATGAGTCAAGAGTTGACAAAACAGCAGGCATGGAATACTGCTAAACCAGAAACTTTAAAACCTTCAACCTCAACTCCAGCCGCTCCAGCGTCAATGGAAGTTCCAACTCCAAGACTTCCACAAAAGCCAGTGGATGTTCCTGAAGAAAAAGAAGTAGATGAAGCCAAAGACGAGCGTTATCATGCAAATACTACTCCTGAAGAACATGTAATGCCTGTACAAGTACAAACAAAAGGCGGTGACGGTGACGTTGCCGGCAGAGAAAAGAAAATGACTCCTCATGGTTATCAATTTGGTGACAATCCTCAAGCTATGAAAGAAAGCATGAGTTTGAAACTGATTAAAGAATACGAAGCTATTAAGGTGAAAAAATGAAAATACGTGACGTCATTGTAGAAAACAATATTGAACTAGGCGACAGTTTTGATATCGAGTTAGGTAATATAGTTATTGAAACCGGCGTAGTTGGCTTTATGCACGATGGCGTCATCGTCGAAGCTGATGCAAAAACACTGGCATTACTAAATGTTAGTGGAGCATTACTTGAATCTGTTGGTCAATTTACTAATGTAACAGAAGGTAGAATGGCCGAAGTTGATGCTGTATTTCAAAATTTAGCAAACGGTACTATGGATATCTATGATGTTATGAACAATCCGCAGGATGCAGTTCAGAAATATGTATCTGAAAAATTACAAGATATGTACGACAACATTTCTATAGACCATCGTTTACACCCAGACGACGATTTTGAACAAATCATTGACATTATGGCAGGACAACTAGCAGATGATTACGGCACCGGCGAAATGCAAGAAGCCAAATATCAAGGTCGTGAAGTTGCATTAGGCAAGCCCATGCAAGGTGATGTTAAAAAATCTAAAGTATATGTCCGGGGCCCAAAAGGTAATGTAGTCAAAGTAAATTTTGGCGACAAAAAGATGAAAATTAAAAAATCGAATCCTAAGCGTCGTAAAAGTTTTAGAGCACGCCATAATTGCGCTAATCCCGGTCCTAGATGGAAAGCTCGTTATTGGTCCTGCCGTGCTTGGTAATATATGAAAATTAAAGATATTATTTTAGAGGATAAAGTAGGAGAGGTTCCTCCTCGTCTACAACAAGCCACTGTAGGAATGGATAAATTTCGCGATGCTCAATTTGCCGACAGGGTATACGAATTAAATCGTGTAATGATGGCAGTGGCCGCAGCAGATGGAATAAACCCATTAGCACCTGAAGTAGATGCAGAATCTTGGGCTGGCAGAAATAATTTAGCTTTTCCTTATACTCCTGAAGAACAAGAAATGTTAAAAGCAGCTTTCGGTGTAGTAGGCAGTCACTATGAAGATCTAAATAACGGTGATTTAAAAAGTCGCGAACTTAACAGTACAAATAAAGTCAGTCCAGTAGCCAAACCTAAAAAGAACAAGTATGGCGTATAATGGACGAAATTCAAGAACTTAAAATGCTTGCCGGAATCGGCAATCGCCCTAAATGGACTACTTATAAAGGGCACCCTGGTAGTAATATAAGTGTCACAGGAAATGAAAAAGCCCAGTTGATGCGTAAACACGACATCAAACCGGGCACTGACGCTTGGTTCAAACTTTGGTTCAGTAAACCTTATCTAACAGGTGAGAAACCTATCTAAGACTTTGGCTTAAGTCCCAAATATTGATACCAGCTATCATGTCGTACTTGCACAGGCCGCTCCCTCCATTTCTTGATTAATTGGAAATGGTCAGGCTTGTAGGGTTGACGCAGTGGCTTGATCAATTTATGCCCTTTTTTATGGTTACAGTCGCGGCATGCAGTTACTGAATTCTCCCAAGTAGTTTTTCCTCCTTGAGCACGTGGGACCACGTGGTCTAGCGTAAGTTCTTTGTGTTCGAAAACTTCACCACAGTACTGACATTGGTACATGTCACGTAGGAACATGTTACTACGTGAAAACTTTGCCGACTTTTTAAAGTGAAAATATTCTTTGGTAACTGCAACACAGGGCACATTCATACTGAAATTTTCACTACGAATTACCCAGTCTTCGTATTCTTCAACCACAGTGATGCGATCCAAGAAGTAAAGTTTGACAGCATGTTGCCAACCTATAACACTCAGAGGTAAAACTGAAATTGGATTGTAGTCGCTGTTCAGCAGCAGTACATCAGACATTTTGAAATCTCACTGGTTAATTCAATAAATACTATTATGTAATATTTACTTATTTAGAGCAACCGAAATATGGCAAAACCTTTAGAAAATGTGCTGATAAAAAAGCCAAATATGCGGGAAAGCTACACCGAACAACAACTTCGAGAAGTTATTCAGTGTGCAGATCCTGTAACAGGTCCGCAATATTTTCTTGACAATTATTTTTACATTCAACATCCCACCAGGGGACGTATGCTCTATCGTCCTTTTGATTATCAACGCAGGCTAGTAGACACTTATCATAATTATAGATACAGTATAAGTCTCATGCCTCGCCAAACAGGAAAATCCACTACGGCTGCAGGGTATTTGCTTTGGTATGCTATGTTTGTGCCTGATAGCACGATTTTGGTAGCAGCACACAAATATACCGGATCCCAAGAAATTATGCAGCGTATTCGTTATGCATACGAAAGCGTGCCAGACTATATTCGAGCAGGAGTTACAAGTTACAACAAAGGCAGTATAGATTTTGACAACGGATCTCGTATAGTCAGCGCCACTACTACAGAAAATACAGGTCGTGGTATGAGTATATCATTACTATACTGCGACGAGTTTGCATTCGTTCGACCAACCATTGCCAGTGAATTTTGGACTTCTATTAGTCCTACATTAGCAACCGGCGGTAAATGTATCATCACCAGCACACCTAACAGCGACGAAGATCAATTTGCTCAAATTTGGAGGCAAGCAAACAAGTGCATCGATGAATACGGTAATGAAACTGAATTAGGTGTTAACGGTTTTAGAGCCTACAGAAGTAAATGGCAGGAACATCCAGATAGAGATGATGTGTGGGCAGCTGAAATGCGGGCCCAACTCGGGGAAGAACGTTTCCGCAGAGAAATGGAGTGCGAATTCATCATATATGATGAGACACTAATTAATCCTATTTTTCTAACAGAAATGGCTGGCATCGATCCTTTAATAAAACAAGGTCAAGTACGTTGGTATAAAAAGCCCGAACAAGGAAACGTGTATATTGTTGCACTAGATCCTAGTTTAGGCACCGGCGGCGATCCAGCGGCGATCCAAGTACTTGAATTGCCTAGTATGAAACAAATAGCAGAATGGCAGCATAATAAAACACCAGTTCAAACTCAAATTAAAATTTTATCTGAGATTACAAAAACCTTAGTCGAATCTACAAAATCTAACAATGATGTTTATTACAGTGTTGAAAACAATACCTTAGGTGAGGCTGCTTTGGTAGCTATAAGTGAATTTGGTGAAGAAAATATTAAAGGTATGTTTTTAAGTGAGCCTAAAAAACAGGGATCTAGTAGAGTATACCGAAAAGGTTTCACTACTACCAACAAATCAAAATTATCTGCTTGTGCTAAGTTAAAAAATTTAATCGAAACCAGAAAATTACACATTGCCAGTAAAGCTCTTGTAAGCGAATTAAAAACTTTTATTGCATCAGGCAGCGGATATGCAGCGAAACTCGGGGAAACAGATGATTTGGTTATGTCGTTGATTCTCGCTGTCAGAATGGCAGTGTTCTTAAGAGAATTTGACCCAAACTTGGACGAAAAACTAAAAGACGACAGGGACGACATAATAATGCCAATGCCCTTCATAATGATTTGATAACCTTTTAGCATAAATATAATACTATGATTGAAATTGAAAAAGTAGCTGAAAATTTATTTGACAAGATTCGCAGCCGATTTGACTCTGTTAACATCGGGGACGAAAACGCTAAAGCCACACTGGACCCTTCCTTGGCCAGATTTTTTAATTTCGATTATACTAAAGATGGCAAAGAGTTTGGAAACATAACAGTCAGTCTGGTGGATGACAACAATCTCAAAGTTTATTTTGATAAAGAGATCGATAAAGGCATGACCCCAGAAGAAAAAAAAGTATGGTATACTTTTTTAAAAAATTTAAGACTTTTTGCTAAAAGAAATTTGTTAACTTTCGACATCAGAGACATTGCTAAAAGTGGATTAAATTTGCGAGATCTGAAACATGCTAATAAAAATGCAGAAGTATTGAACAAAGATGATATCCGCGTAACAGAAAGTAAGCAATACGGAACAAGTCGCAGTAGTTATGAACTTTACGACAATGTAAAAATTATAGCCAGACACAGCAAGCCGATTGTAGACGAAACTCGTCCCGGTGCAAGAAGCCGAAATATACAGGCATTCTACATCGAGAATTCCTTGGGCGAAAGATTTAGATTGCCCGAAGGCACTACATTTAATGGTGCAAGAGCATACGCCCGCCACGTAAAAAACAATGGCGCAATACACGACGATTTTGGACAACATATAACTAAAATTATTAAAGAGATGTCGTCTTTGAAATTATTTGTTCGAAACATGCGTGGTAGGACATTTGAAGACATCGAAACGTCTCAGATGGTAGAAAGCGCCATTGATCATTATGGTAAATTACATCGAGACTTATTTACTATACGAGGTCAGCGCGGGTACGAACAGTATAAATCATTGTGGCAACCAGAAATAATGGATGAGGACCAATTTGACATCGACGAACTTCGTGAACGATTTGTTCGCAAAGTATTTGATGACAGATTAATGGATGCATTGCCTGTGGTTCGCCGAGCATATATGCAAAGAAAAAATGCAGTGTCGGACGAATTCGAATCATGGGCTAACGGTATAATTGAAAATATTGGTAATACTATAGACAATCAAAACAAAAAACATGCTAGCTTAAAGCTAGACGTTGAAGAAGACGCAGAGGATGACAACGGCAACACAGACAGCCCGTTTGCAAACAGCTTAACTTCGGCAGATTCGGATGGCAATGTAATAGACGGCGACGCAGAAGATGAACAACTAGTTCAACTTTTTCAAGAGCATGGGTTCGAATTTAGATTCAGCGACGGGGTATATTATTTCGAAAGTCGAGAAGAACTAGAACGAGCCAAGGATATCATAGCAGCATGGGATCCACATTTTGAATTCCCTCGTATGGGAGTTTATGAATATGGGTATGGCAGCTACGGAAGTACCACTGCTGATAGAGAAATTGGTAGCTATAGCAATGGTGTAATGGAAGAACTAGAAACCAATCTTCTCAAACAACTAGCTGGTATTACCAAATAACTTGAATTCTATCTCTGGCACAGTTATACTTTAATTGTGCTAAACAAAAATTTCACTTTTAGTGTTGACAGACTAAATACAATTGTTATATACTGCAACGGTGCAGTATGTATCTAGGCACAACAAAGACCATCTTAAATCATATAGGAGAAACATTATGGCAACATCTTTAGCAGAAATTCGCGCAAAATTGCAAGCGCAGGAAAGCAAAGGCCAAGGCGGCCAATCAGGCGGTGACAATGGCATTTATGCCCATTGGAACATCCCAGAAGGTACTACAGCTCGTGTACGATTCCTTCCAGATGCAAATACCAAAAACACTTTTTTCTGGGTCGAACGACTAATGATTAAACTGCCATTCGCGGGTATCAAAGGCCAGGTAGACAGCAAGCCAACATTCGTACAAGTTCCTTGTGTTGAAATGTGGGGCGAAGCATGTCCAATCTTGGCAGAAGTGCGTACTTGGTTCAAAGACAAAAGTCTTGAAGAAATGGGTCGTAAATATTGGAAGAAGAAATCTTATCTATTCCAAGGTTTTGTTCGCGATAATCCATTGAGTGACGACAAGTCAACTGACAATCCGATCCGTCGTTTTATTATTAGCCCTCAGATTTTTAATCTGGTAAAAAATGCACTCATGGATCCAGAGTTGGAAAATCTTCCCACCGACTACGAAGGTGGTCTTGACTTCAATATCAAGAAAACCAGTAAAGGCGGATACGCTGATTACAACACCAGTACTTGGGCTCGTAAAGAAAGTGCTCTGACTCAAGCCGAACTTGAAGCAGTAGAAAAGTTTGGATTGTATAATCTGGCAGACTTTTTGCCCAAAAAGCCCAGTGATGCTGAACTAAAAATCATCAAAGAAATGTTCGAAGCCAGTGTAAACGGTGAACCCTTTGACGCAGACAAATGGAGTGCTTATTACAAGCCAGCTGGAATGGCTGCTACTGCTAGTAGCAGTAAATCCGATGACGATCATGCATCTGTTGCGAAACCTGTAGCTCGTCCGGCACCTGCGGCAACACAGGATGATCCTCCTTTCGAAGTGGACGAGCCAGAAGTCACTGCACCAGTAGCAGCAGCTAAACCTGCTAGTCAACGTGCTGAGGATATTTTGGCAATGATTCGTAATCGTCAAAAGTAATAAAAATCTTTTGATTGATCTATGCGAATTAAGCTAGTGTTCGAGCACAGCGGGGACGAACTAGAGTTCGTCCCTATTAATCATGAAGTTGTGGAATATTATCTTGATCATTTGGATAAAAATAATCTTAATGACTTCTCGACATACGATTCAACCTATAACTATATTTCTCGAACCATCAATGAATTACAGAAGTCGATTAGTGTTTCAAACGAGTTTATACAAAAATTAACTGGCAAAAAGTTCGATGAGTATTCAGAATTCGAATGTCTTGATCAGTATGTTTTAAACAAGATACACTCGCAATGGGTTAATATCCAAACCGTTAATTATAGTATTCAAGAATACAGAAGTAATGGCAATTGTTCAAAAAATAACGAGATAGATGAAAAATTACATCACGGGTTGCCAGATGAAATATCAGTAATACCACTGTTTCAATGTTTGAATATATTAGAATTATCACACACATATCTTCAAATTAACGAAAATGTGCATATTCTTGAAGAGTCTTTCAACTCCATTAAATTTTTCAATGGCAGTCATTTTTCTATCTCGAATCCTTTCTCTAAGTTTTTGTTATCTAACGATATTTGTAGTTTAAGGATAGCATTTAATCATCGTGGAAGAACTCTGTATAATAAGTTTCTCAACTTCGATGATAAATTAGAGCATCGAGACGAAAACTCTTATGATCAGTTGCTAGGGTTTGTTAGTTTGCATTTATGTCGCCCGCAAACTATTAATCTAAGTTCGGAATATGTAAATTGGTGTAAGGAACGAAATGTAATTCCGTCTGGAAACTTTTTAAATATCGGAAATCTAGTAGATATTCAAAATAAATTAACTGAATATAGACAGGTTGTATATAGAAATCTTAAAAACAACAACAAATTTAAATTATTAAAAGGATAAACATTATGGCAAATAAACCATTTGACTTAAGCAAATTTAGAAAAAGTATTACAAAAAGCATTGACGGCATCAGCGTGGGATTCAGGGATCCTGACACATGGATTTCTACAAACAACTATGCACTAAATTATCTTATCAGCGGAGACTTTAACAAGGGAATCCCCATGGGCAAGGTTACTGTATTTGCAGGAGAATCCGGCGCAGGTAAGAGTTTTATTTGTTCCGGCAATCTTGTTAAAAACGCCCAACAGCAAGGCATTTATGTTATCTTAATTGACACTGAAAATGCACTAGATGAAGCATGGTTACACGCCCTTGGCGTTGATACATCAGAAGATAAACTATTAAAGCTGAACATGGCAATGATTGATGATGTTGCTAAAATGATCAGCGAATTTGTTAAAGAATATAAAACATTACCAGAAGCAGAAAGACCCAAGGTGTTATTTGTGTTAGACAGTTTGGGGATGTTGCTAACACCCACTGATGTTAATCAATTTGATGCAGGTGACCTTAAAGGTGACATGGGTCGAAAACCCAAAGCTCTAACTGCCTTAGTTCGTAACTGTGTTAATATGTTTGGTGATTTGAATATTGGACTCGTTGCAACGAATCATACTTACGCTAGCCAGGACATGTTTGATCCCGACGATAAAATTTCAGGCGGCCAAGGCTTTATCTATGCAAGCTCAATTGTTGTTGCTATGCGTAAACTTAAACTTAAAGAGGACGAAGACGGCAACAAAATCAGCGAAGTTAAAGGTATTCGTGCCAGCTGCAAGATTATGAAAACTCGTTACGCCAAACCTTTTGAAAGTGTACAGGTTAAAATTCCCTATGAAACTGGTATGAATCCTTATAGCGGTCTGGTTGATATGTTTGAAGCTAAAGGTTTATTATCCAAAGAAGGCAATAGCCTTAAATATACTCTAGCAGACGGCGTAGTTATTAAACAATTTCGTAAAGCATGGGAGCGAAACGAAAATAACAGTTTAGATAACGTAATGGCGGATTATATTAAAAATCCCCATCAAAAATTGTCTGTTGAAGATGAACAGGAAATCGAAGAATGACAATTGACACAGAGTTATTGGGCGAAGTTTATTCGACACTTAAACAATATATACCTCAAAAAGATAGACAAGAAGCCAGCGATAATCTAATGAGTATATTAGTTGACTTATTGGGTGACATAGAACTTAAAGAGTTCAGTGGTATTGACAGCTATACTAAACGTAGTTACGACGAATATGCCGGCAATCTATTAGATGAAGAAGATCAGGACGATTACGAAGAGTAATAACTGAGTATGCCAAAATATTTTCCAATAAAAACAGATACGTCATGCAGATTAAAATGGGCATGGAGTACAATTTATTTAAACAGTGGAAAAACATCATCGTGTCATAGAGCAAGTCAAAGTTCTATAGATGTATCAAATTTTGAAAATTTTCATAATACAACTGAGAAGCTAAGTGCTCGGGCTGAAATGTTAGAAGGCAAGTGGCCAACTGGTACTTGTGAGTATTGTAAAAGTATAGAAGAATCTGGTGGAATAAGCGACAGGATGTTTCAAAATCAAATACCGGAAATATATCCTAAGGTACTAGATAGCAATCCTAATAAACTTGATGTTCAGCCAGTTATTTTAGAAGTATTTTTTTCTAATGCCTGCAATTTAAAATGTGTGTACTGTAATGGTTCGTTTAGTTCTGCCATACAAGCAGAAGATAATAAATTTGGCGGTAGTATAATTACACGTCTGAATAACATCGATTCGGGTAATTATAAAGAACTTGTACCTCTATTTTGGAAATGGTTTAAAGAAAATAGCACATCGCTGCTACGTTTGCAAATCGCAGGCGGTGAGCCATTTCTTCAAAAAGACTTTTTTTTATTGATTGAATATTTTGAATCAAACCCTCATCCGAACTTAGAATTTAATATTATTACAAATTTAAATATAAAAAATAATATAGTTAAAGACACTGCAACGAGACTTGCAAAATTATCAGCTGATGGAAAAGTTAAACGAGTAGACATACAAGTCAGCGTTGACTGTTGGGGTAAGAGTCAAGAGTATGTTCGTTCTGGATTTAATCATTTTCAATTTGATGAAAATATGAAAACAATAGTTGAACTAAAATATCTAAGAATTGGATTATTGTCGACTATATGTTCATTGACTATACACGACATGGAACATCTGGCGACGAAATATAAAGAGTGGAGTAAAAATAAAGAAATTTTTTGGTACATGCATTTAGTACTGCCCGAAGACAGTATTTTTAGTCCTGTAAATTTTGATCTAAGCGTGTTCGAGCATTCATTGAATAATGTATATAAAGCTATTCCAAAAGATTCATGGGACCAGCAGCAAACTCTAAATGTATTGTCTGGAATTATAGAAAAGATAAAACAAAAATCAAATTCTAATTTAAAACTTCAACAAAATCTGATTTCTTACTTAGAGCAGAATGATTTACGCCGTGGACTAAATTGGAGAGAATATTTCCCATGGTTAGATAAAATGGTTAAAAATAATGTGGTATAATCGAGTTGTTCAGGATTTGGGTAACATACCTGCATTCATAATTCATTTTGAAAATGAACTAGCAGATGCCAAATTTGATTGTGCTATTAAAGGTCATTTAGAAAAAAATATTGCATCACTGCCTGGTATAACCGAACTTCGATTTAATCAGTTACAGGAAATTGAAGCCATTCTTAATTATTTAAATATTCAATTACGTAAGATACGTAAAAAGCATTTTCAAAAATATTTAGAAAATTATCCCCGAGCATTAACTAGCAGAGACGCTGAAAAATATGTAGACGGCGAAGATGAAGTAATTGATTTTGAAACAATCATCAATGAAGTCGCATTGGTTCGTAATAAATGGCTGGGCTTAATGAAAGGCTTGGAAAGTAAAAACTTTATGCTGGGTCATGTCAGTAGACTCAGAACTGCAGGTATGGAAGATATTACCTTATAAGTAATTGTATGAAAATTGTACTAGTAACAGGCGGATTTGATCCAATTCACAGCGGCCATATTGCTTATTTTGAAGAAGCGAAAAAATTAGGAGACCTACTAATAGTAGGTGTTAACAGCGATGCATGGTTAGAACGTAAAAAGGGCCGAGCATTTATGCCATGGTCAGAACGTGCAGCTATAGTTGATAATCTTAAAATGGTAGATTTTGTCTACGAATTCTACGACGATGACGGATCCAGTATAGACGCGATTAAGAGAGTTAGAGAAACTTACCCCGATGCAAAAATTATTTTTGCCAATGGGGGCGACCGTACTAAAGATAATATTCCTGAAATGTCTTGCCAAGATAATAACATAGAATTTGTTTTTGGTATTGGGGGTGAGGATAAACGCAATTCATCTAGCTGGATATTAGAAGAATGGAAAGCGCCTAAGACCTCCCGCGCTTGGGGGTATTACAGGATTCTGCACACCTGTGGCCCAGGGGTTAAACTTAAAGAACTTACAGTAGCACCCAAGACTTGCCTAAGTATGCAGCGACATGAAAAACGTGCAGAATTTTGGTTCGTGGCCGAAGGGCAAGCAGCAGTGTATACGTTGGATTCAAGCACAGATCATGATTTAAAATGTAGTTTGGTAGCACATCAAAGCACATTCATTGATACTAATGAATGGCATATGCTGTGCAACGAAACTAATCAACCACTAAAGCTCATTGAAATTCAATACGGTGAAAATTGTATTGAGGAAGATATAGAACGAAAATAAATTACCTTTTAGGTAGTCTTCCGTAATTTACCCAATCCCAATCTTCATCAGTCATCGAATAAGTTCAAAATCGAGTAGACATAAATACACTATTATGACAAACGATATTCGTAAATTTATTAATATAGTGGAAGAAGATCCGGAAAAACTACGTTCTGCGATCACCAAACGGGTTGAAAAAATACCCGATGAACAAGATTTAACAGATATTTTAAAATTTACCAACAAGTACGGTATCAAAAAAGATGTAGAAAAATTTACAACATTGCGTAATTATAAAGGCATTGTTAGTAATGTTTTCTTAGAAGCATTGGCCAATGCAAATTTAACCGATGCTGAAATTAAAAAGTTTTTAAAAAAGCTGAGCACAGACGGAATATTAGACGAACAGAAATTATTAACTCCACGTAAATTGCATAGTTATGCAGAATTGATAGACAGTGAATATAGAAAAACTTTTGATGCTATCAAAGTTGATATTTTTGAAAAAATTTCTGGAAAAATAGGCGAAAAAGGCGATGTGGGCAAGGGCGAATATATGTTAGATATTATTAGTCCAGGAGTAAATCGTCGTGGAGCCCCAGGAGATTTAGATATTGATGGGACCAAAATTGAATTAAAAGCTGGCCAAAATGGAAGACTTGGTCCAGCCGGCAGTCAAGCATTAGTAGGACGTTTTTCCAGAGAATATGCACCTATAATAAAACAGATTGACCCTGAAGCAGAGATTCCAACGGATAATAGCCAAATTGCAGAAATTTTTAATCCTAAATTAAACATGTCGGCATTCAGTGCTTTTTTTGGCAATGACAGCAAAAAAGTAAAACTAGCACTAAAAGCAATGTTGGAAATGCACTACCCTAGTGTAAATGTCAATTCAATGGTTAATAAAATCGTTGGCTCAAACGGTGTTATTAACGGCACAGAATTAAAAAAACAAATGCTTAATACTAGTTTTGACGTCTATAAAGCCGATAAAGATTTTGACGGTATTATAATTATGGACAGTGCAGTCACTGGATTTTTATATGTGAACAGTGGTGATGATGTTGCCGCAATATCTGACCAACTCGGTGTGAGCTTTCCAAGTTGGACAGACACACAGGGTAACTGTATGAAAGTTACATTAAGTGCAGGGGCACTTAAAGCCGCAGGGCAAGCAGCAGGCATTCTACCAACAGCCAAATCAAAACAATCAAAAGTCAAAGATCCGTCATCAGTGGCAGTTGCTACACACGGAGTGACCGGACTAAAACCAACTCGGTCAAAACCAGCACCGGAAGCACCTACAATATCTGCACCACGTGCTCGCAGATAATGTTTGACATTAATTCCTGATTAGCATACAATAACTCTATAGGGCCTCTAGCTCATGTTGGTTAGAGCAGCGGACTCATAATCCGTTGGTGCCGTGTTCGACTCACGGGGGGCCCACCATATACTTTTAATAAATGGAAAACCAGCCTATTTTCGTAATGCGAGAAGTTGCGCCCAGTAATATAGTCATGACTACCGGCTCTGATGAAATGCTTAAGATTACCAAAGACGGATTTTATGTTCGTGGGGTAAAGGTACCACAAGACGAGAGAGAAGCAGAAGCCGTGTATAATGCTTTTTTGCAGTGGATGAGCTATATGGCGTTGACAAGAAATTATTAAATCAGTATAATAGACAAATTGCCCGGATGGTGGAATAGGTAGACACAACAGACTTAAAATCTGTCGCTTTCCGAAAGGGGCGTGCCGGTTCGATTCCGGCTCCGGGCACCAGTTTAAAACAAAAGTATAAATAATTTTAACTTTATCAAAAGTAGTTGACAAAAAAGACTAAATAAATTACAATAGAAACTGTTATGAACACATTCACATCATTATCGCAGATACATTGCAGAGCCAAACAGGCAGGCTTTATGCCCACCTATTGGTCTGCGATTAGTCTAGATAATGATCGTACACCAGAGGTGACCGGGGTCCAGGGGGATCTTGTAGCGTAAAAACAACACTACAAAAAACTCTAAAGGACCCCAGGATTAAAAACCCTGGGGTTTTTGTTTATAAAAGGAGATTATGAGGAAGATAGATTTAAAACGAAGAATGCGTGAGGTAAGGTTTACGACAGAGCACACTCTAACACCTGAACAGCGTAATAAGTTGATTCAGGATAAATTAGAACGTGCCAGGCTAGACTCTGAAACTCGCAAACGAGTTGACAGTCAAACTTACGCATAATTTTATACAGTGTAAAAAGGTGGAAACGAGGTCCACGCTACACACTCTAAAAAGTAGCAAACGGGCGTACTGAAGCATAAAACCCACGGCGATAACGTGGGGAGTCAGAATCAGGGCAGGGTATCGACCCTGTCATATCCTGCGGCAACGCAGGGTATTCTATAACACACTATCCTTCGGATCCCAAGCACAAGGGCTTGGGCAAGGACTAACAATAGTGTGTTACAGAATACCTTTGGATGAAAACAGCAGAGTCTCTTTTGACGAGCCTGCGCCAAACTAGATTTTGGCAACCATAAGGCATTGACAAATATATATGTTGAATATATACTTGCAAACGTTAGGAAAAAATATGAAAACAACTTCAACGTTCAAACTTAATAAAACTGTGAAAACAATGTTAGCAACAGGTCGGTTTCGGTCACAAGAAGATCGCAATGGATTTAAACGTGCAATGATTGATGCACAAGTCAGCGGCGAAATGCAATCTAAAAATTCACAGAAACGTTCTAAGAACAGTGAACAAGAGTAAATAACATATTCCTCAGTAGCTCAGCGGTAGAGCAATCGGCTGTTAACCGATCGGTCATTGGTTCGATCCCAGTCTGAGGAGCCAGATTTAATGCCCCGGTGACGGAATTGGTATACGTGCTTGCCTTAGAAGCAAGATTCTAGGAGTTCAAGTCTCCTCTGGGGCACCAAGTTATAGAGTAAATAGATGTATATGCGGGGTTCGTATAGTGGTAATACCTTAGCCTTCCAAGCTAAAGCGAGGAGTTCGATTCTCCTACCCCGCTCCAAACAACCCGGTTACACTTTTCCGTTAAGAAAGTGGGCGGGTGGTTCCTCGCCATAACGGCGAACTAGGTGCGTAGGATCTTACCTTGGTCTCCGCTATTCATGGAGCAGCCAAAAATATCCTAGGGGGAGAACACAACTTAAACCCAGAGCAAAAAATGTGTGGACAGAGTAACAGCTCAGTTCAGGGCTTTTGTGGTGAAAGTGGCTGAACAATTTTATAAGTGTATAACACACCCTGCCGATAAGACAGGCTCTGTTTGTGAAAATGTTGTATGCTTATAAAATTGATGCGGAGTGTTAGAAGAGGTATCTGGCAAGGCTCATAACCTTGAGGTCGGTGGTTCGATTCCACCCTCCGCTACCACAATTTGGGTCGTTAGTTTAATGGTAGAACCTCGCTTTTACACGGCGATGACAGCAGTTCGATTCTGTTACGACCTACCAGTTTTTCTCGGTATAGTGAAATGGTATCACCCGACGTTTGGGACGTTGAAGCGCAAGTTCGATTCCTGCTACCGAGACCAATTTTATGGGCTGTTAGTGATAATGGGAGCACGAGGCCTTTGCACGGCTTAGGTGGGAGTTCGATTCTCCCACGGTCCACCAAGTTTTAGGATAGTTACAGCAAACTTCAAGCTAAACTTTATGGTTGTCTAGCGACAAAAGCTATCCTGTTATATTATGTCCGCGTAGCTCAGTTGGATTAGAGCACTTGCCTACGAAGCAGGGGGTCAGAGGTTCGAATCCTTTCGCGGACGCCAAAAACTAAAAAGTTTTTTGTTTGAAATCTTCAGAAAAAACACCGTCGACTCTTATTGAATAACATGCATGTTCTGCTGGATCTGATCCATGGTAGTTGCCTGTATTAAACCATAAACAATGTCCTGGTAAATAGATTTTATCATTGTTTGACATATCTAATAAGAAAAACTTTTTTCTGTTATTAAAACTAAGCCAAATAAATTCATCAGAATTGGCTTGATTGACGTCTGGAAAATCTTTATGAATTACAGTTGATGTACCTGTGTAATTTAAAAATATTGTTATCCTGCCATAGTCTTTAAAAATATTCTGATTATCTAACCAATTATAAAAAAAATTTAATTGACTGTCTTCGGGAATTTTTGTACAGTTTGATTCTAAATGTTTGTTAGTATAATTATTGGCGTATCTTGTTGTAATTGTAAAAGGTCCGCTGGAAATTTCTTCTTCAAATATTATGTAATTACCAAATAAATCTCGGTTACATAAATCAATTAATTCTGTTCTTAATTTGTTATTTTCTATAGAATTAATATTTTGTTCAAAAGCGTTTTGATAGTACCATACTGTATTTTCGGGAGCCAGTAAGTTTCCTCTTACATATTTTGTGGGCTTGATTAAATGGTTATTTCTTGCAATAAATGTTGACACAAAAGGTTTAAGTTCAAATAAACTATTTAAATCAACATAATTATCGAAACTGACAAATGGTTTGTTGTTAACTAGAAACATGAAAATATTTAGTAAGTTTTTTATCAGCGTTATAATAAGAAATCACTGGTCGATTCGACCAGTGATAATGATTTGAAAATGCACCGATGGCGGAGCGGCCCAACGCAACTGTCTGCAAAACAGTAAAACCGCAGGTTCAAATCCTGCTCGGTGCTCCAACTTAAAACCGAAGTACTACAAGTCCTACTAAAATGCAGGGTCTTTGACAGTAATTCGGTTTTTTGCTATACTAGAGCTTAGACAGTTAGAAATAACTGACGAACAAGTTCTTTAAAAATTTATGACATATATACCGCTGGGAAGCGGTCACTATATGTAAACGCACTGCCGAACAGTCAAATGGCCATCGCCGATGAGTGGTGCGTTTACATATAGTGAATACGCGACTGTGGCGTAATCGGTAGCCGCAGGAGACTTAAAATCTCCCGTCTTTGACGTGCCGGTTCGAGTCCGGCCAGTCGCACCAAGTATTATTGCACGATTCGTCTATCGGTTAGGACGCCCTTTTGTATAAATAAAACAGAGGGGTGTAATATGGCAATAGGCGGATATAGAGAAGGTTCAGGAAGATCAAAGAGTGGTTACTATAATGGAATTTATTGTGGTAGCACTTATGAACTTTGTTGGGTGATCTATAATATAGACCATCAAATAGAATTTACAAGATTTCCTGGAAAGTTAGAAAAAGACGGTATAACTTATTATCCTGATTTTCTACTATCTGATGGAAAGACGATAGTAGAAACAAAAGGATACGAGAAACAAGAATCTGTTGACAATAAAACAAAGGTTGCTGAATCTTTTGGTTATTCTGTAAAAGTGTTGCGTAAAGAGGATTTACAATATGCTTTTGAATATGTTACTAAAAAATATGGAACAAAGAAATATTTTGAACTGTATGATGGATATAAACCAAAATATAAACATCTTTGTGAATGTTGTAAAATTGAGTTCGAAACAGATAGAAAGATAAAAGCCGAAACAAAATTTTGTAGCAGAGTTTGTGCCGGCAGATATCAAAAATCTAAGAACGTAATGACAGACGAGATGAAGAAGAAAATTTCTGATTCATTGCTTGGTAAAAAAGTTAAACCATATAAAAGAAAATATAAACAAGTTTGGATTACTGACGGTAAAGTAAACACTAGAATAAAAGATGGTGATAAAATTTCTGAAGGATTCAAGCAAGGTAGAACAATGTCGCATTAGATTATCGGTTAGATCAACAGCCTTTCACGCTGTAGAGACGGGTTCGATTCCCGTATGCGACTCCACTAATATTCGGAAAGACGAGTTCGACTCTCGTATCGTGTACCAGTTTTATTGGGGGAGTGGCGAGTATGGTGAATGCCCAATTTGGCAGAGACCCAATGCGCCTATTCTTAAATGACCATGTGAGGCGCCCCTTATCATTTTTTTTTGGATCCTGTTCCCAGCGGCGGACTGTAAATTCGTTGCCTTAATATGCTGGGTGGTTGGCGGTTAGGTTCGATTCCTTCAGGGTCCACCAAATTTGGCTCGTTAGCATAGTCTGGCCTATTGCGCCGCCCTGTCACGGCGGAGGACACCGGTTCGAATCCGGTACGGGTCGCCAAGTTTTGCAAGTGTAGATATTGTGAAAGCAAGGCGTCGAAAACCTTGTGAGTTGGGATTAATTATCCTAGTAGCAAACAAGTAACAATTAGTACTACGTACCTCTAACCCTGCCGGCCTTGTATCAAGGGTAAAATGATAGCGAATGAAGGAGGCGCTATTACTTGCAAACCTAACGTTCCGTCGTCAACGGATAGTCTGACCCAGACGATGAGAAGTGCAGTGACAAGCACGGGTGGTTCTGAGATTTGGAATATAAGTCTCACAGTAGGAGTACTGCGGTCCAACCTAACCGGCGTTAGCAACACGATAGCGGTCCCTGTCGGGAAGCGGGTGGAGGGTGTGTGAGATTTGCGGGGCAACCCAAGAGATGATGCACTATAATTACCGCCGGGGGATGCAGAGCATTTTAAAGGGTATAATATATTCTTTAAAATGTTTTGACACAATGGTGAGTTGGATGAGTTGGCTTAAATCACTTTCCTGCTAAGAAAGAGACTTGGCAAAAACCAGGTCCGTGGGTTCGAATCCCACACTCACCACCAATTAATTATGATACGATTTTTATTTGCAACAATTTTATTTTTTCCTATTTCTTTGTATGCCTGTGTGGGATATGTCATCGGCTTTAAAGGCAGCGACGATATATTTGACCATCAAGCATTTAATCAATATGTGAATCAAATTGATTATTGCAGTAAACTTTTTAGTTGGCATCGACCCAACGATGCCGTAAAATTTATTAACAGCATAGATGAAAAATATCAGTTATACGGTTTTAGCAAAGGTGCTGAAACAATTAGTAAATTGCTGAAAAATTCTTCTATTAGAAAACCTGAATACGTTTTAACTATCGGTGCATTTAGAACCACTGATGTTGATTTTAGAAAATACGACGTCAAATTTGATAATTATTTTGACGATTCGGGGCGAGGACAAAAAAGTCCCGGAGTATTTTTATCAGTCAGTCATTCTAAAATTCAAAAAGAAGTTAACACAGTAATTTTTAAAAAATAAGTTTGCCTTTGGTAATTTTACTAAATATTTGTATGATCAAATATTGCTACAAACTTAGTAAACTACCGCCGATACTTGATACTGGACTTCCATTAATAAATGATCACGGGGTAAAACCAGTAGATTATTCGAAAACGTTTTATCATAGACTCGACGAAACACCGACAGTGTTTAATCAACAATTGTTTGATTGGCTTGATTCGTTAAATTTATGTTATATAACTGCAGGCTACATGTATGTTCCAAAAAATGGTAGTGTTTTGCCGCATGTTGATAGTCGATTATTTTTTAATCAACAAAAATTTGTAGATTTTTGTAAAATCAATTGGCGCATAGGCGGCCCAGGTTCTGTGGCAAAATGGTATGATAGTTTGCCTGGATTTGAATTAACTTCTCAAGATATGTTACCAGAATCTATTACAACCGATAACCAAACTCATACTAATTTTTGTTTACCGGTAGATATTGATAAATTTGAGGTATCGTTTTCTATGGAACATCCAGAAATATGTTTGTTTAATCCTGGCAGATTGCACAGTTTTGACGCTGGTCCATACGCACAACATATAATATCTGTGGCAGTGGGCATAAAAAATACAAGTTCAGTATTAAAATGGAATCAAGGAATAAAAACTTTTAAAAACTATATTGTCCATTGATAGTATATCAATATATCAAATTATTTAAATTAATCAGTATAAGTAAATTTACGCTCCTGAAGCATTGCTGGCGATGCGCCGGATTTGTAACCCGGAGATAATCTGTTCGATTCAGATCGGGAGCACCAAATAATTGCGGGTATGATGTAAAGGTAACCTGAATCCTTGCCAAGGATTATTTCCGAGTTCGATTCTCGGTACCCGCTCCAAATTTTCGGAAGTGTGGCAGAGTCCGGCTTATTGCGTTAGTCTTGAAAACTAAAGGCTCGAAAGGGTCCGTGAGTTCGAATCTCACCGCTTCCACCAATTATGTATCCCTAATGTAATGGCAGCATCACAGTCTCCAAAACTGTTCGTCGGGGTTCGAGTCCCTGGGGGTACGCCAATTATTTTTTGTTAGTGTTTATTTTATGTAAGATTCTGTTTCTGATGGCCGAATCATCGGCCATCATGCTTGCAATAAATCCTATTAAACAGCCTAGCTGATAAGCAGCTCGATGTCGATTATGTTTATCGGGCATCGATTTAATGAATGCAAATAGAAGGTCTAGATCTTTTTGATTTGCCATATTATATTTACAGTCTTAGTCGATTAGGAAATACGACAACAAATTGATTTTATATCTGGTGGTATTCTGTCAGATTTCGATACTTAGAATCTTATGAATGCAATATATAATTCTATAAATATTTTTATAGTTAATAATAGATAGCTAAGAAACAATAAATTAATTTTGTATAATGATACACGGCATAATTCTCACAGACAATACTTTTAGTAACATGGACATTACTTGTCATAGAGGATCTGGTGCCCATAAAATTGCAACTCATCTAAGAAATCATGGCTATAACATAGAAGTTGTCGATTATTGTTTAAGCTGGTCACAGGAAGAATTAGAATTATTACTGGCTAAACTGATTTCAAAAGATACATTGTTTTTAGGTATAGGCAGTAATTTATTTTTAGATAGATCCCACTTTGACAATAACATTCTTTGGTTTAAAAACAAATATCCTAAGATAGCAGTTATTCTAGGGGGAAATCAAACTTTGTCACGTTCTACCCCAGGAGTTGATTATTATGTGGAAGGGTATGCAGAAAATGCTATACTGCACCTATTAGAATATCTTCGGGGAAATATTAATAAAGATGCTATTCATTGGAGTGCTAATGCCGAAGGCAAAAATCTAATAGATGCTCTTGGTAATTACGGCCAAGTTGACACCAGGGATTTAAGTATACAATACTTACCTTCGGATTTTTTACAACCTGAACAAACACTGGGTCTAGAAACAGCAAGAGGCTGTATCTTTAAATGCAAATTTTGCACATATCCATTGATCGGAAAAAGTAAATTAGACTATATTAGAGATTCTTCTACCATTGTTCGAGAACTACAACAAAATTACGATCAATGGGGAATTACAAATTATCTAATCAACGAAGATACTTTTAATGACAGCATTGAAAAACTAGAGCTGCTTGAAAAAGCTATTACTAGTTTGCCTTTTAAAATTAATTTTACTGCGTATGCCAGATTGGATCTGATAGTAGCAAAACCTCATAGCATTGAATTACTCAGAAATATGGGTATGAAAGGTGTACATTTCGGCATCGAAACTTTTAGTAAAGATGCTGGAAGGTTAGTGGGAAAAGGATTTTCGGGACAACGTCTTAAAGATGGATTATTATGGTGGAAAGAACAAACACCAGACATTTCCACTGGATGCTCTTTGATAGTTGGGTTGCCAGGAGACACCAGCGATTATCATGCAGAAAATGAATGGTTTGCTAACAATGAAATTGATTATTGGTTTTGGCAACCTTTATATATTACTAAGAATCAGCAATTCGTTTATTCGAGTGAGTTTAGTAAAGATTATAACAAGTATGGTCTTGAAATTATGTCAGATTCTGAAGTGTCTGCTGAAGTTAGAAATCTTTGGAAATTAGAGTATAAATTTACAAAAAAATCTCATCCGTTTAGCTATAGATCGCTGCTCAATGAGAACTTCAGAAGTAAAGTAAATTATTGGAAAGATATTAAATCTGGCCAAAATTATTTTACCGCACTAAAATTAAGTTGTGAACTTAATCAAAGTGTCAAAAATCAAAAGGTTAGTCCGTGGACTATGTTTGATTATGTAAGTTTAGGATACAAAATAGATGAAATAAGAACATGGGGTAAACATATCCCTGTTCCGCCTGTGCGTGAAATAAAAATTCAAGCAGATAACAGAATAAATGAATATAAACGCAAAAAACTTGCATATGATTACTTAGAATTTTATAGTCATAGGCAACAATCAATTCGACGAACTATTCCTATAGTTCTACAGTAATTTAATAATTTCGCCCCTATAGTTTAATGGTAGAACTCCGGCCTTATACACCGGCATCGGCGCCAGATTAGCGCACAGTCCAGGTTCGAATCCTGGTGGGGGTACCATATAACCTTTCAAATTGAAAGGACATTGACAATAAATCCAATTTATTGTATAATAATGAAATAGTAAGGAGAACGACATGAAACGAAAGTGTCATAAACAGATCGTCGCACAACGTAACCCCTTCGTTGTTGCGGCTTTGAAACGTAAAGCGGGTAGCCACCGTAAGAGCAATAAAGCTCTGCGTCGGGCACAAAATCAAGTACCTTTGGGGGTATAGCTCAACTGGCTAGAGCAACCGGCTTTTAACCGGTAGGTTCAGAGTTCAAGTCTCTGTGCCCCTACCATATAAAAACACATTCTGGCCAAGCGCATTGGCTTGTTGGTTACAGCCCTGGGCCTCGGGGTGGTGGGTTCGATTCCCATAAGTGCCTGATCAGCACCGAGTGTGTTTCTATATGGTAAAGGAGTAATTAACCGTTACTGTAGTCGGAAGTCATGACTCCGACGACCCGTAGTAGTGTAATGGCTAACACGCAGAGAGACATGGGTTCGAATCCCATACGTTCCTCCAGGGGCGTTAGCTTAGTGGTCTAGAGCGCGGCGAGATAAGGGTTTCGAAATCCCTTCCACAATGGGTCGCTATATTGAAGCACATTCGTTGATCGGTGAGCCCATGGCAGATCCGCAAATGTCAAAGAGTTGTCACTCTCAGTTTCGGTCTTGGCCATACCGCGCCAGGTATCGGGTAAGACGGTTTAATTCCGTAGTGTGTTTCAATATAGTATTTTTACCCGGTTAGCTCAAAAGTAGAGCATTCGACTGATAATCGAAAGACAGAGGAGCGTTACCTCTACTGGGTACCAAATTAAATTTCAATATCTTTTAGTAATTTTGCTATAGTCGGAAATGTCTTAGTATAATCGGTGCCACGACGTCGATCTAACTCAGTTAAGTATGTTTTTAGTTGACATTGTAAATTTGGATTAGATTGACTATGTGCTATCTCTTTGGCAATGCCTTCGAAATATTCTTTATATTTCATTTTGTCGGGATCTCCCATAGCATCAAATTTATCAATTGCTTGTTGATATCCCATGTTTAATAACATGGGGCCGAATATAGTGGGATGAAAATATTTATGTCCTCCAGTTTTCATTAGAGACCAGTATACTGTTCTGACCCGACTCCAACTATTAATTTTTTCAACAAGATCTGGTAAACTCGGAATTGTTAGCGGCCCAAGGGCAGAGTTAATGTTTAGCACTATATCTGTGTTGTTTAGAACATATTCAAAATTCTTTTCAAAAAGATCCAGCTGTAGACCATAGCGAACATATTCTGCGGGTTTACCCCAACAATCGATGCTGCCTATTAGATTAATTTGATTTAATTGGGAATTGATTTTTAATTTTTGTATCTGATCAATTTGATATTTAAATTTTTCATGATCTATTGTAAGATTACTAAAGAATACAAGATCTAGATTGGGTAGCTTTTTAGTTTCTATAAAATTTAATAACCGTTGTGTTTCTTTTTGTATGAACGGCTCGCCCCCTAAAATTAGAAGTTTATTCAGATTCTGAATGTTTTTATCTAGCCACTTAAACATTTGATCGGTTGCATCAGAAAAATTTTCAGGTATTTGAAATTCTGAATTAATATGAACTCCATTTTTATTGAAGGTACCAAATTTAATATTTTCTTGATTAATTTGACTGCTAAACTTGGGCGTACAATATGTGCATTTTAGATTACAAACATTGCTAAAATAAATTTCTAGTATTCTTGGGCTTATATTTACCGCTGTTAAATCTGTATCTAGTTCAGGTGGTGCAGTAATTCCTGGAAAATCTAAATGTATCATACGGTCGCTGGTTCCGCCGGCAACTTCGATAGACTTACAATGTTCGCAGCCGCGCCCAGGCCATTTGCCTTCGAGCATTAATCGGCGATCCTGAAGTTTTTCGGGAGTATTATGAAAATTAAAAGTGTTTAAATCAAACTTGGTTTGATTAACTCTATGACAACTTGCAGTAGACAAAGACGTAAGAAATACTGTGCTATGACTCCATTTTAATTGACATGCAGTCGCAGTTTTAATCGGAAATATTTTTTGATTCACTGAATACTTAGCTAAGTTACTTAATGCAAGTTTAAAACATTTAACATAGAAGCGTAGCATAGCGGCTAATGCGCCACCTTCATACGGTGTTTATCGTGGGTTCGAGTCCCACCGCTTCTACCAAATCATTGTTGGGGGTTAGCTTAGTTTGGCCTAAAGCAACGGTCTTTGAAATCGTGATCACTGGTTCGAATCCAGTACCCTCTGCCAAATTTATATATTTACAAAATATTTTTCAACGTGATGCCAGTATAACTCTGCAAGTTTTTGATGAAATAAAGGTCCGGGGTGTGATCCATCTCTGGCCAGATCACTGCTTCGGAAATTAATTTGAAAAGTGTCTATCAAAGGAAAAGAATCAAACAATGATTTAATGTCATTGGGTGTACTTTCCCAAGATGTACAACATATTTTTGTGTCATTTTGACGACATATAGAGTCAATCGTCATCAAACTACGTTCAGTCTGATGAATTGAAAAATATGAATCAGTAAACAAAGTATTAACGTAAGTGCCAAGAGGCGCAGTGGAATCAGTCCAACGAGGTATCCAGTTCCGATATTTATTACTTTCAACTTTGTATTCTCTTCTACATATTGGAGGTATCAAACTAAACACAAATTTTATTTTTGTGTTTAATATTGTTGATAAAAAATATAAATTTCTAGCCTGAGTATCTATTCCGGTCGCACAAAGACCTAAATTCCAGTACGGAATATTCTTGTTGGTTTTTTGTCTTATTTTTTCTAATAACAAATAAGACCAAGTCTCAGTTTGTCTAAGACCTATTCCTTCGGTAAGACTGCATCCCAGAAATACTATTGGAATTTCTGAGTGAATATCAAACTCATCGCATCTGAATCCGTGTCCATTAAATTTGTACTCAATGTCGTGTTGAGAATAAGGATTGGAAAATCTTGAAGATATTGCGTTATAGTTGCTAAGAGTGTCGGATCCTAGCCATTCAGTGGTTGTATTGGCTCTACTTTTTATAGATGGATCTACTAAGGTGTTAGATGTCATATCAACATATTTATATGCTTGGTTAGTAACGAAAAAATCAAGTATGGTTAATCTTTAGTTAAGGGTTCAAATTATGTACCCCGTACCAGTTAGCGGGATAGACGGTGACTTTGAGTCCTGCCCAGCCTAGCACAAGGACTCACTTGTGCGACTACAGCAGAGTGGTTAGGAGCAGTATTTAGACTTGGTCATTCGAGACAATCCAGCGAGTCCTCTCAGGAGGATAGTTGGGCTCCCCATTTTTATCGGTCCTTGGTGAAATGGATATCATCTCTGTCTTCGAAACAGAAGTCGTGGGTTCAACTCCTGCAGGACCGGCCATGCCCTTGTAGACCAATTGGTAGAGTCGGCTCTCTCAAAAGGAGTGAAGTGTGGGTTCGAATCCCCCCAAGGGTACCAAATTTTAGGATGCGGACAGCAATTTAAAAACTCAAACTCATAATTTGACTAAAAATGCATCCTGTTGTATAATATACACTTTAATGGACAAAGCATGATTCCTCTTATAGCTAAAAAAGAAATAGCACAAGAAAGATATAATATTTGTAAAGCCTGTGAAAGTTTTACTGCGGCAAAAATATGCAAAGAATGTAATTGTTTTATGCCAGTTAAAGTTAAAATAGCTCATGCCTGGTGTCCCAAAACTAAATGGCTTAGTAAAATGGACCCTAGGGAACATCAAGCAGATGCGTATGAAAATTTAGAATAAAGTTATATAAGACTATTTAGGTGTGACTATGTTGTAATGGTAGCAACCTAGACTGTGACTCTGGTAGTACGGGTTCGAATCCCGTTAGTCACCCCTAAGTAGTTTATGCCATAGTAGCTCCAATGGTAGAGCAGCGGACTGAAAATTCGTGTGTTACTGGTTCGAGTCCAGTCTATGGCACCAATAAATATTTTATATTGGAGGATCAAAAAATGCAACCAAAACCCATTACATTTAAAAACTCTTTCAATGGCGAACAATGGATCTGTGAAGATACTAAAAAAATCAAATTGATCGATGGGGTTAGTTATCTAACGGTACACAAGCCTGGAAGTTATCGCATGGTTTTGATGCGTAAAGACAGTCTAGTCCCATTAAAAACTAAACAGTGAGCTGATGTGGCACAGTAGGTAGCGCATTTGCATGGTAAGCAAAAGGTCCCCAGTTCGATTCTGGGCATCAGCACCACACTCGCTGTAGTTCAATGGATAGAACGGGGTCCTCCTAAGACTCAAATCCAGGTTCGATTCCTGGCAGTGAGGCCATTATAAATATAACATATGATCACTTATTTAAGATTCGTCGACCCAGATCAAATAGCAGTGTCGCATGTTGCAATAAAAGTTAAACTATTAATTCTTATAAGTTTTATTACAACTGTATGGTGGGTAATCACTAACAACGAAACTTGGTGGGTAAATTTTTTATATTTTTACGTTTCTTTGTTGGCTGGCAGAGTTTTTGTAGAGATAGGATTACATAGGTTTTTTAGTCACAAAAGCTTTAAAACTTCTGAATTTAAAAAAAATTTTTTGTTGATTGGCGGAACCTTAATAGGATTAGGTAGTTGTATATCTTATGTAGGAGTACACAGAACTCATCATAGGTACTCCGACACTCCCAAAGATCCTCATAGTCCTGCTAATATAGGAATAATTAAAACTTGGTTAACAATGTGGGATAAAAACTGGGTAGTTGATTTTTCTTCAGTTAAAGATTTATTAAGAGACCCATTGCAAATGTTTTTGCACAGACACTATTTTAAAATTATAATATGTTGGATACTACTACTAAGTTTGATTTCCCTTATTATAAGTTCGATAGTTCCGTTGTTACTCTTATTTGCACTACCGAATCTAATGACATTCATTACAGCGGGTTTTACTAATGCCATCGGGCATACAGTAGGTTACAGAAATTTTGACACAGATGACCGTAGTACAAATCAATATTTTACTAGATTTTTACTTTTAAGTGCAGGACTACACAATAATCATCATGCATATCCCAATGCTTGGAATTTTAATGTTCGTAGCAAGTGGTTTGAGTTTGATACCGAGGGAACATTAATCAAACATTTTTTCATAAAATATTGAAATAAAATTATTCAGAAATACTGCTCATTTATTAAGAAATTTCTCCATAGCCCAATATTCTGAGCCCAGCGGAGTCCAACGATTGGTCCAATCAATTTTACTATCATATCTGAATTGATCATCATTTACTTTATCAATCGGATCTTCAAGAGATATTAAGCTAGGATGACTAAACGTTAAAAAATTAATATAATTTTTTCTCGTCAATGACAGTAATCCGATGTTGCTGTGATGAACACATATGTCCCAAGCAGCACCCCCAATTAACCAATGCCCTGCAACAGATGTGGAATCGAAATGTAATTCTAAATCCTCCCAACTTTTGCAGATTAGATGCTCGCCCGGCAATGCTTTTAAATTCTCTGCTAGGTTTTCAATAGATGACACAATATACTGATATTCTATATTATTTAGAATAAATTGTTCTAACTGAGAATAAAACTGTGAATATTCTGGATGTTGATCTAACCACGGTTCCCCCCAACAATCTATTAGAATTATACCCGTTACTTGAAATTTTTTCATTGACAATAAATTAAAAAAAACATATACTAATATTTACCTGGCGTTAGTTCAATGGACAGAACAGTAGCCTTCTAAGCTATAAATACAGGTTCGATTCCTGTACGCCGGACCAGTTTTAGGATACATACAGCAAAACTATCACAAACGATAGGTAGTTGGTTCGACTCCAACATTTGGCTTCAAGCCAGATTAGCTCATTTGGTAGAGCATTCGTCAAACGAAGGTATCCTGCTATTTTTTGACCATTTAGGTTCTTTTCAGCAATTTTATTAATCTTTCTGTAAAAAAGACGGTCCAGGTTCGAATCCTGGCAGCAGGTTGGTCACTGCTGTGGTGTAATGGTAGCACAAAAATGAGAACCTGTTATTGTCCGGTTAGTTCAGTGGTACGAACGCTACCTTGACACGGTAGAGGTCACTGGTTCGATCCCAGTATCGGACACCAAAATAAAAATAAATTTTATTAAAGTATAAATACATATATGTATTCATCTGGAGATTATTATGATTTTTACTAAAAAAGTTGCTGGCACAATGACAGAAGAAACAGGTCAGCAAGTGGCAGCAAATGTATCGTACATGCTCGCTTTTGACGAATTTATGGATCAATTAGTAAGTCAGGGTAAGACCGACGGTATGGTCAGTGTATTTCATAATGATGGGTTTGTAGTACGTGAACGAAGATTTACAGATCAATCTGCTGTAGACGAATATCTGACATATTGTAATACCAGACAACTAGAAGCCGGATACGATATTTCTTTGGTTCCGGGCGACATCTGATAATCAAACATGCATTTTAATAGATTATTTTGTTGACTTTAATCTATCTATTCTATATAATAAGAACTTAATAAATTTTAAGGCTAGGTTCAGCAAGTAACCATTACATGGACAGGTGAACAGCGATAACTTCAAGTTTACCGGGGTGAGTTTCGATTTCTCACTGTAATCAAAAAGTAGACAACTAGCCTGTTATTTTTTTGGATGAGTTCAGCACTTTAAAACATACTCTGACGCAATTACCATTGACAGCGGTAGAAGTACACAGTAGAAATACTGTTCTGGGAAACTAGACGCCCAAGGAATGGATGACAGCATGGAAAGACATACTATGTTGCTGGTAGCAGACACAATTACCAGATAGTCAACATGAATTGTTGATAGGGTCACGGTAACTGAACCGATATACAGGGGATTAGGCGGACCAGAAAATAAACATACCAGTTTCGATCATCCAGCTATTGACTTAATTAATTTTTCTAGTAAAATACATTTTTTAGGATACTACCAGCAATTTTTATACATTAGACTTCTAATCTAAACCGTAAAAATGTATCCTGTTGCATAAAATCAAAGAAAGGAGAGTACTATGCAATTCGTTGAAGCAATCAAAAACCAAGAAGCTCGTACTGCCAATGGCATGAAGGCTCGTAAGTCCAGTGCTAACGCATGTGTTGACTTGTTTTATAATATTGGTGCAAGCCGAGGCAAGAACATTGTTCCTGCTTTCACAGCGGCTTACGTAGAAAATCCTGACTTGGCATTGCGTATCGCCCAATGGGCACGTGATGTACGCGGTGG